TTTTTAAAGATCCTGAATTTCAACAAGCTGTAAGTGATAGGCAGTCAAAACCATATAAATTAGAATATAATGGTGAAATATATGTCTTTAAAAATACACGAGAAGCAGTTAAGGTATTTGGTAATGCTGGTCAATCAGTTAAAGCAATAGGTATAAAGAAGCATAATCCATTTAAAGGCTTAAAATTTCTCGGTTATGTAAGTACACTCCCTTAGGAGATAGTTAGTATATTAATGAGAGCCTTAACGCTCTCGTTGTTGAATAGTTATTTTAATACCTTTTATACAATGTTTAAATATTACTAGATACAAAGATTCCATCAAGTACCTTCAACAGGAAAAAATTGATAAAATTTATGAATCTAAAAACTGCACTTACATTCCGTAACTTCTAATTTCAGCTAATTGCTTATCAGTTTTTGGTTTAAATTTATCTTTAAAGCTTACTGATTCAACAATAGGCTTTGGAGATGAATAAACCTTTTGTTCTGACATGTAAGAAATTATGCTAAAGTTATCAACAGATTCGCCAAGAGTTTCTTTATCGGCGGGTTGATTTCTTTTATATATAATTCTAGGTTTTTTACCTGTTGCATCTGCTATAGAATTAGCAAGTATATCAGCAAGAGATTCAATACTTTCTTCTTCATCTTCTCTATAATCTTCTGCTTCTTCCTCACTTTGTAATGATGTACTTTTTGCAGATGAATTTTGCTGTGTAGTAATTGCTTTTAAAGCAGCTGATAAATGTAGAGCTATTTCCCCATACTCTTCTATTTTAAATATTCTTGCAATAAACGCCTTAAGTTGATCTACCGTAGTAATATGCTTTTCAACATATTGTCTTACATTATTAATAGCTTTTAGTATTTTAGAATTATCATATTTATCTCTATCAGATTCTAATACTTCATCTGTAAATAAATCTAATACATGTTCTACAGCAACTTGTATTTGACCTGATCCTGCTAATTCTAAACCTTCTGCTAACCCAGAATCAATAACATCAAGAGCACTAGCTACATCATGACTACCAGCTTTCATTGCAGCTTTTTTAGCCCCTTTTAATTCTGCTTCTAATTTGTTAGCTTCATAACGTTGACGTGCGTCATCCGTTCTATTACCTGTCGTAAAGCTAATTTTATTTTCTAAATGATCTTTAATATAGCTCTGAATATCTTCTTTACGATTCTTAATTTGTCTAGCTATTCCGTTTACTTCAAAGTATTCAACCATTCTACTTACAGAAGGATCATTTTTAAATAAACGAATAACACTATCATCAATAATATCCAAATCATAAAGAATAGTTAACATTGCTAAACGACCTTCACGGGTACCCGAAGAAGCTCCTGTCGATGCTGCTAAACTTCTTGCCTGCTTTTGAAACCCAGGTAATATTCTTTCCATCGGTGAAGGCGCTGCTTCATTTAAGTATGTTAATCTTGAAAGTAGATTTGCAAAGGAACTCATATAATATATTTATATAAGATGCAATTAAATTGGGAAAATTTTAACGAAATGTCTTTTACGGGTATATGTAAGCTACCCGGTATAGGTAAAAAGGTAGCAGAACGTATTGTAGCGATGCAACCTTTCCGATCAAATAATGATCTTTTTAAAATAAAAGGTCTCGGCTCTAATACATTAAAAAATTTAGGTATCGAAAAGGAAAAAAAAGAACGTAAATCATGGTATCTAATGCCTGATGGTATTGAATATCCTAATTACGCCTTAGCTCGCAATAATTTAACAGGACAAATTGATTTCTTCTGGAGAATGCCAAGAGAGAGACGAGAATATCTATAACAATATGTGCGCAATCATAGGATCTAATAATGTATCAAAATTTGAAGTATTATATGAAGGTAATTTACCTCGCGGTAATTTTGCTTCTGGAGTTATCTGTCTGTATAATGATAGCGAGCAGCAAGTTATTAAAAAACAAGGCACGCTTGATTTTAATCAAGTAGAGCTAGATAGTCGCTGCGATTACTATATTGGTCATGTACAGGCTCCTACTTCTGCAGCTCGTAAATGGGAATATGATACATCACATCCCTTTGAATCCCTCTCGTGGTCCGTTGTACATAATGGTGTATTAACAAATCATAAACAATTAAAAGAAAAATATACACCTTGGGATGTAAACGAAGTTGATACTTCCGTCATTCCTAATTTATTCCAGCACTTTATGGAGGAGTGTAACGAGGAGTGCCCTGCTCCTAAAATTATTAAGCAAGCCCTTAAAGAGCTTGAAGGTACTTTTGCTTTATGTATAGTAGATACAGACTCTAATGATGTATATATAGCAAGACAAGGCTCTGTACTACACTATAATAATAGCGGCGATGTATCGACACTCGGTGGTGATGGTTTTAAGATGTTACCTGAAGGTGTTATTATGATGCTACAGTCTAATCATAGTAAGTGGGAAATTGCTGATACATTCGAAACTAACTCTCCATTTTTATTTTTATGAAAAACACATTTTACTTTACAGCAACAAAAGGCAAAAAGCAAGATACACTTTTATATAGTGATCGCTCTATGCGTAAGAAATTTTTCTTTAAAGAAAATAATACACAACCTTTACCAGTTGTTTATAACAAAGCTATTGACTTTGCAATACAAGAAGAAGTAGATTATTTAATACTTTGTCATGATGATATTATTATTGAATCTGACCTAGCTTATAAATTACCTACACTATTTAAACAGTTTGACTTAATTGGTGTAGCAGGTACAACAGAGTGTAAGTTAGAAGAGCCAGCATTGTGGCATTTAATGGGTGGTGGTTTCGGTGGAGGAAAGCTTCATGGTGCTGTAGCACATGGTAACGAAAAACAAAAATCAATGACTGCTTTTGGTCCTTACCCTCAACGAGTTGTTTTAATTGATGGTGTGTTTATGGCAATGAGTCGTAAAGTATTTGAAAAAGTTAGATTTGATGAATCAAATCCAGCAGGGTTTCATCATTACGATTTAGATTTTTCGTTATCCTGTCATAAGGAAAAATTAAAGGTAGGTGTATCAGATGTTATGATTACTCATAATTCACCTGGACTTAGAGAATTTACACCAGAATTCAATGAAGGCCAAAAATGGTTCTTAAACAAGTGGCAAGGCAAACTGTGATTGAACTTAAAAGGAACTATCTTAGTATAATATTGTGAGTAACCTTGACCTTGATTATTTTGAGAAAATTTTATGTTATCGATCTCTTTGCGACTCTACTTATTTAGCGTCTATTGTTGATTATATTAAACCTAATTACTTTAAGTCTAAAAATATTGCAAAAATATTTGAGATTATTAATGAGTTTTATACTAAACGTGAAAAGTTACCAACTCTCACTGAGGTTAAATCATACCTAACTACTGATGAACATAAAGAATCATTTAAACAGCTTGTAGAGTCATTTAAAGATATTGATAAAAATATCGATAAAGATGAATTGTATGATAATACGGAGAGATTTATTAAAGAAAAGTCCGTTTATCATACAATGCTTGAAGTAGCTAGTGATATTTCAAAGGGGACTGTTGATACCTCAGAGATCCTTAATAAATTTGAAACATCGTGCAATATTAATCTCGTAACTGATAAGGGTTTTGATTTATATAAGGATATTGATGTTCTTGTTGAGGATTTGCTAAGTGTACAAAAATCTATACCTAGTCAATGGGAATGGTTAGATGATGCTCTTAATGGTGGGTTTCTTGAAAATGGTAGAGCATTATATGTCTTTGCTGGTGAGACTAATATCGGTAAGTCTATCTTTTTAGGTAATATTGCTACTAATATCGCTAATCAAGGTAAGAATATATTACTTATTACTCTTGAAATGTCGGAGTTATTGTACGCGAGACGTATATGTACAAATGTAACTAAGATTCCTCTTAAAGAGCTTAATATTAATACCCCTTCATTACGACAAGCATTAAAAGAAGAAGAAGCTGCAGGTAAGGGACGTATCTTTATTAAGGAGTTTCCTCCTAGTACTATTACTCCTAACCAGCTTAAAGCATTTGTTAAGAAGATTGTCGATCAAGGTATTAAGATTGATGCTATTGTACTAGACTATCTTAACTTACTACATTCTACTGTTGGTACTAACTCATACGAGCGTATTAAAAACGTAACAGAGCAGGTTCGCGCTATGACATATGTGTTTAACTGTCCTGTTATATCCGCAACACAGTTAAATCGATCTGGCTTTAGTGCTGCTAATCCTGACTTAGCTACTATTTCTGAATCTGTAGGTCTAGCTGCTACAGCTGATGTTATTGTATCGATCTATCAGAATGAGGAAGATAGAGAGTTAGGTATTATTAGACTAGGTATGATGAAGAATCGTTACGGTCCGAGAGGTCATACCCAAGCTATGAGAATTGATTATTCTACTCTAACTATTACACAAGCAGAAGAAAGCGCAAATGAAACGTCAGATAGTTCATATAGCATGCTACAATCGTTCGGAAGTTGATTAAATAGAATAATTTATAAATACAAATAGTGAAACCAGCTATTTGTATTAACGAAAACGTTAAAGCTTACCGACAGGGTAAGAGAGATTTTAGCGTAAATGAGTTAAATGATATTAAATTATATCTTTTAAAGTATAAAGATCAATTAGCTAATACACAATTTTTTGAAGGTACAATAAAAGACTTTAAAGTTGTAAGTTGTTTTGCTGAAGAATATCATGATGAATTATTTTCCTATATTTTAAATAGTAGTGCTATTGCTATTATTATAAATATACAAACAAAAAGCGTGCTGTTTAAGAAAAATGAAAAAGTATGTGATATTGATTTACCTAAGTTAGCTAGTTTACTATGTGATAGTGTTGGGCAAGACAAAAATATAGCTGTTGGTAAATTTACTGCCAAATTTTTAAACTTTACCAAAACATTAAAGCCATGCATTTAACTCCTATTGTAAATCCTTCTCAGAGTATTATAGATAGAGAAAGTGAGCATATTCTTTTATCTTTTTGTTCATTTTGCACTTTATTAAAGGGTAAAAAACTAAGCTTTCAAAACGTGTTTATACTAGCACTACAAGATGAAAAATTAAGAGTTATATTAAAAGACCTTTTAGGAGTTGATTCTAATTATGAAATCGTTAAACTGTTTTTGGAGTATGATCCTACGATCACCAAAAGTAAGTATATAACGAAGTATTTGAATAATAAAAATAGACTATGTCTCTAACAGAATTAGAAAAATCGATTTATAACTCATACCTGATTGCGAGCAGGGCTGCAAAAAATAAACCTTTTAAAATTAGGCAAGATTTTAAAAAAATAGATGATAAGACATATATTATTCTTAAAAAGCTTGCGCTTCTATTTGAGCATAATAGATCTGTAAATATACAGGACTTTTTTAAAGCGCCATTTGCGTATTACGATGTTGATTATGTGGATTTGCAATTTTATGCAATGCCTAAAGCAATTAAGTGTTATACAAATTTTAAGAAAAAGCAGAGGTATATTTCACCTGATAGTGAGGAAAATATCACAATATGTAAGCAATGTTGTACATTTATTATGCGGTACTGCATTGAAAATAACCTTACACTAAACGAATACAAAAGTATAAATAGTGGTACAACACCTTTGGTGTTACAGCATCTCCGTGACCATAGCATAAATTTTTATGTTATACACGGACTTGAATGTGATAGAATTATAAGACAAGTTGAACCAGATCTCTTAGAATTTTTTATTACCGACTTTAACCAAATACTAAACGATACACGGATTAATTTCCAACGTTCAGTAAAATTAAAGGTAATAGTAAGAGAATCTTTTCGACGAATTGAAGAATATCTGTTGAAAAATAAAAAAAGTGAGATACAATAAAATATAACCAAAAATAAACTAAACTAAAAATAAAATTATGAGTTCATTCAATACATCAATGTTTCAGTCCATTAAGGACGCCCTAGTCAAAAATGAAGGTGAAGGTAGCAACGCTACTTACAACGAAATTATGAAGACGTCGCCAGGTAATACCTATACTATTAGGTTGTTGCCTTTCGCTAAAGATCCGAAGAATACATTTTTCCATTATTACAATCATGGTTGGCCGTCATTTGCGACTGGTCAATATGTACAAACGCTCTCACCTATGACGTTTGGTGAGCGTGATCCTATCGCTGAAGAACGCTTTAAGATTCTCCGTACAGGTACTGAAGATGATAAGGAAAAGGTTAAAGCAATTAAACGTATCGAGAAGTATCTTGTTAACGTTTATGTTGTTGACGATTCGCAAAATCCAGATAATAACGGTAAGGTTAAAATCCTTCGTTACGGTAAACAGCTTCATAAGATTATTATGGAAGCTATTGAAGGTGAAGATTCAGAAGAGTTTGGTCCACGTATTTTCGATCTTGGATCTACAGGAGTTAACTTCAAGGTTAAGTGTGAGAATCAAGGAGAGTTTCCAACTTACGTCTCGTCGAGATTTACTTCTGCAGGTAAGCTAGCTCTTAGTGAAGATGAGCAAAAGAAGATTTACGATAGTACGTTTGATCTTACCAAGGTCTTTACTCTTAAATCTTATGATGAACTTAAGCAAATGCTTGATGAGCATTACTACTGTAAATCAGCAGATGAAGTAGCTGCACCTGAAGTTCAGTCTTATGCTAAGACTACACCTATTAAAGAAGAAGCTTCACTGTTTAAAGCATCACCATCTCAATATCAAGATAATTCTATTGACGATGAAATCGATGAACTCCTTAAGGACCTGTAATATATGACAGAATCAGAACGACAAGCATTTCTTATGTTTGCAGGTACAATGCATGGTCACGCAAAAGCGACCGATCAAATGATTGTTGGTCAGTCAGTTAACTTAAGACCAATGAGTACTGATATTCAGAATACATTTGCGCAAGTATTGCAAACACCTCCACAGCAAAATCCATATATTCAACAGGAACAATCTGATGATTATAATCCGTACGCACAACGAGAACAAGCAGAACCTATTGTATATCAACAACCACCACCAGATAACTTTGTTGGAGTTGAACAAGCAATTCAGGAGTTAGCTGAGATTCAACCAGTACAAACACTTAAAGCTCAACCTACAGTAGCAGTTAATACTGATATTGTTGATGTTCTTAAGGAAATTAACTTGAATTTAGCTAAGATAGCGACTACACTTGAAAAATATGGCAGAGAAAAGAGAGCTAAAGTTACAAAATCGGCCTGAATTTGTAAAGTTTCTAGATGCGATATCGAAAATCAACGAGTCAGCGATAGTAAACGTACAGGAAACACCTGGCTTACTATCCTGTCTCGTCTCTTCCGCAGATAATACTCTTATTTTATCTGCGGAGTTAAATTCGGTTGATACTAATTTTAGTGGTACTAATAATATCCCTGATATTAAAAAACTTATACGAGTTGTTGATAGTTTAAACATAAAAGATATGACTCTAACTGTTAACTCTAATAACTACGAGTATAAAGGTAATAGTGTAAAGTTTAAATACCATCTATATGAAGATGGTCTTTTAGCTAAACCAACTATTAATATTGAAAAGATTAAAAGCTTTAAATATGATATTAGTTTTAGCCTAACAAAAGATATCTTACAATCTATTATTAAAGGTAGTACATTTGCTACTGAGACTAATAAGGTTTATTTGTTTACTGAAGATGGTTATTTAAAAGCTGAACTTACAGATAGAGCTCGACATAATACAGATGCATTATGCTTAGATCTTGGTAAAGTTGACTTTGAAATTAAGCCAATTCCATTAAATCTTGATAATATTAAACTACTATCAACAATTGATAATGTAATTAATGTTGGTATTAATACAGATTATGGTGTGTGTGTATTTGATATTCAAACTAGTAGCATTAAATTAAAGTATATCGTAACTTCCTTAACACAATGAATCCAGTAAAAAATAAAATCACTACATTATCATACTTTATTAAACGTTTAAAAGATTGTAAGTTTAATACATGGAAACTTGTATCTAATTACTCTCTAGCTGATCCAAGAAAGTGGACTATTATGGTCGATCCTGGAAATGTTTCTCTCTTCATAACTTGTTATGAAAATAAAGACTTTAAGGGTGAGATGATGTTTGAATTTAACGATGGTGGGAGGGCTTTTCCGAGAAATTACTCCATTAAAACATCATCAATGGAAGTGATTGTAACAGTATTACTTGAAAGAGGTGTACCGCAAGTTACTGAAGAAGAGCTCGCCGAAATTTACGCAGTTCAATAATGAGTAAGCAGCATATTCCTACTCCTGGTAATACATATGCTGTACATAATGGGGCATATGCAGGTGAAATGTTAATTTATACAGGTAAAGGTAAGTATAATTATAATTTTCTTGCAGTGCCCACTATGTTAAATCGTTCTGTACCGGTAAATTCCTTCGAATTAGCATGGAACACTGATATAATTAAGTATGTGGAGAAGGTTCCTGATCACGTTGTAGATATTACACGAGAACAATATAAGAAAAATGAAGAGCTTAATTATAGATTCAAACAATCTGATTCATCGAACTTTCTGGACAGCTAAGACTATTGTAGGTTTGGAAGACCCTGTAAAGTTAAGTAACTTTCATATTTACTTTACACTTAACGCAATTAAGAGTTATGTCAACACTTATAAACCTGATAAGATCATCGCCTGTTGGGATGAGAAACCTGATTATCAACGTAATGAACGGAAAGATTTTTTCTCAGATTATAAAGGTAATAGGTCTAGTGATACCACGCCGCATCAAAATAACGAAAAGATCAAAGAATTTCTTTATACCTTAGGTATACCATCAATCTTTCCAAGAAAACTGGAAGCTGATGATGTTATTGCGTATTTAACGGAATCCCTTGAAGGGTCTAAGGTGATTATATCTGTAGATAAGGATTTTCTACAATTAATCAATAAAAATGTAATTGTTTATGACCCGATTCGTAAGAAAGAAACAAATACAGATAACTTTGTTGTAAATGTAGATTGTGAGCAGATTAACTTCATGACTATTAAGTGTTTAGTTGGAGATAAGTCAGATAATGTTCCGGGTATACCTAAATTTGGTAAAGTTAAGGTTAAGAAGTATCTTGAAGGTAATATTATCTTAACTGAAGAAGAACAATCGATTTATTCACGTAATCTAGAACTTTTTCGTTTAGATAAATATAGATCTATTGAAAATCGTGATGAGTTGATGTATTATCAAGAGCAAATACCAGCAGCTATGAATTGTGAACCAGATTTTCAGCAATTTATTGATTTATGTAAAGAACACGATATTAACTCTATTCTTAATAAGAAAGAAGACTGGTATAACTTGTTTTTTGTTAAGCATCGTCTACTATCAATGTTTGCATGATTAGTTTACCTGAAGATTATATTGTTCAAAAGTTTTACGAGTTAGGATACTACCCTAAAACCAACAAATATAATAATACTTACCAATGTAGTTGTCCAATTTGTAGAGAGGGGAGCGGATCATCGTTTGGTAAAAAGAAGAGATGTTATTACATTCCTAAGAATGATAATATTTTCTGTCATAATTGTGGGTGGTCAGGTAAGCCTTATACATGGATTAAAGAGGTATCTGGTAAGACAGACACAGAGCTTATTAGTGAAATTGAAGAATATACAGGTGAACGTGAAATATTGCCTAGCTTTGATGAACCTATTGTTAGACCAAAGACAGAAACACTACCTAAAGACTCTATTAACTTGAGCGATCCGCATCAGCTTAAGTTTTACGGTGCGAATCCCATCGTCTCCGCTTGTCTAACACTAATTCACAGTAGACGTTTAGATACAGCTGTAAACCGTCCTGACAACCTTTATTTATCACTTACAGATCCTGTTCACAAGAATCGATTAGTACTACCCTTCAAAAACGAGAATGGTAGCATTGAATTTTACCAGTCAAGAACAATACTACCTAACGATAATAAGACGCGACCAAAGTATGTCTCGAGAATTAACGCAGAAAAGACACTATTTAATATAGATAAGATTACTAGTGATAATAAAAACGTTTTTATATTTGAAGGTCCTATTAATGCTTTTTTTACTAAGAATAGTGTAGCTGTAGCAGGTATTACTGAACGAGGTAATGCTACATTTACTGAAAGGCAGCAAAAACAAGTAGATACTACACTAAGGTGGATGGATCGTATTTGGGTACTTGATAGCCAGTGGATTGATAATGCGTCTCTTAAGAAATCTGAGACACTATTATTAAATGGTGAAAAGGTGTTTATATGGCCGGAGAAGTTTGGTACACGCTTTAAAGATTTTAATGATATTGCTATGCATTGTAAAATCGATGAGATATCTGCAGAATTTATAGAAAAAAATACCTACGAGAGTCTCGCAGGTATTATTAAGCTCTCAGAGATTAAAAAGTTTAGACTCCTCTATAGCTAGGATCTTTTTCTGTAGAAAGAGCTGACTTAAATTTTTGTATAAGTGCTGCGATTTCAGTTGCCGCTCTTGTAATTCTGCTTTGCTCTGAAGATAACTCAGCAAGAATTGTCTTATCATCTGTACTTGCTGCTTGAGCAATAGTTGATTGAATAGAATTATTTGTACCATTAAGAAACTCATTAAAATCTTGTAATTTAGCTGCCCAATTTCTGATCTGATTAACATACTCAATATGCCTACGTGCTGTAGCTTCAACAGCAGCTGCTGTATGTTGAGAAACCTCACTATCTGGGTTAGCGTTAGGATCTGTATCAAAAGCATTTGGATCAGTGCCTTTATCGAGTGATTGCTCCATTGCCTGTCTATCTTCATCTTGCTCATTAAGAGCTTTAAAAAATCTGCTTTCAAACTTAGTCATGTAATTATTTATGCTAAGGCATAAATATTTATAATGCCAATCGCAACAAATCCCTATAGTGTCGGTATAGCAGCTAACCCGATTAATGACTTAGATGTATCAAATCAGATACAAAAGTACAAAGATGAGGAAGCAACTTATCAAGCGCCACAGGTACTACCTTTTAATTTTAATGGTGCGCAGGAATTAATTAGCGTACTTTATAAAGATTTGTTAGACATTAGAAATATGGTATTAGCAGCAGAGAGAAACCCCCTTGTTAAGACAAAGTATACTGCACCTATTTTAAAGGTGATTGATAATATTGGTAATGAAATTTTACAAGATATACCAGAATTGCTTGATAAATTGCAGTTATCTGGTACAATAGAGCATGATTAAAAAGATCCTCGTATCGCTTACCTTAACGTTACTAATTAGTATTGGTATTGGCTTTATATTAAATAGTCTTATTGGTTTTTGGCAGGGGTTTACAGCAGCCATTATTATTCACTTCTTAGCGTTTTACTTTTTTAACCCTGAAAAAAAGAGTCGTGTTGTAGTCGAGAGTGAGCAAACTGCATTTAACGATCTACTCGAAACCCAAACAGTAACAGTTAACTGCCCCTGCGGCCAAAATCCTATCTCTGCACCTGTTTTACTTAACTCTGATAATATTTTTACTTGTGAGAAATGTTTTAGTAAATATAGAGTTAATGTATCCTTTGAATCTGTATTGTTAACAGAACCTTTTAACATAGCTAATGCATTTGATGCTCTTAAAGGTAAGGGAACTACCGTATAATAGGTTATAATGAGAACGTTTAATTTTAAACTTAAAACAGGTAAAGAAATCAATATGGACATCGACGAACTAACTCGATGGGCGTGTTTAATTGAAGGTGTTGAGCAGGTATCTAATAAGTGTGACGAACTTGGATACGGTAAAGATAATGAAGAGTGGGTAAAGCCTCTTGCATTTCAGAAATATATTGATGAGCGGTTCCATTCAATGAAACACGATCTTACTGTTGAAGCTCTGATGGGTAATATCTAATTACCGATTATATAGTTGATAGCAAACATAAGATACTGTTGTGTGTAGTATCTACTAATGCTACGTTAGCTTTTGTTGTAGGCTTATATTGTATTATACCGCTTTTTATATTGTTATTAACAGTACCTACAACAGTAGTATTAAGTAATACTAGCCCAGTACTCCATAAGGTATAATTGCGTAAAGCTACGTTTAATAATCCTGTTACACTAAAATAATATGTACCGTTAAGTGATAAATTAATACCTGTAACACTACTAAAGGTAGTACTTGTATTTACAGCTGAATAACCTGCATTAGTTGTACTTAAACTTGTAAAATTAGTAAGCACAAACTTAGTTTTATTCGAACTTAAATTATAAGTAACACCCTTTGTAATATCTACAGCTATAGTTGATGTTCCTGTTATACTACCGAGAGAATTAGTAGCAACAACAGTATATTTTCCTGATTCTGAAGGTAATACGTTACTATCAACATAGTAACTCGAAAGTATATTAGTAATAAGTCTGTTATCCTTATACCACTTATAACTTATAGGTGCAGCGCCACTAACACTTACCGTCAGATTTAATATATTATTAGCAGCAATAGATCCATTTACCTGTAAAGGTATTAAAAATATTGGTGGACCGACGCTCGGTAAATTAAGTGTATTTGTAACTATATTTTGTAGTGTGGGTGCTGGTATACTAACTGCTGGTGCAGCTGATCTTGTATTTGCAGGTAAAGAAGATACAGCTGGTATAAATGTATAAGGAGTTTGTACTAAAAATTGGGAGTTATTAGTGATAGCTGCAGGTTGAATATCACTACACTCACTCCATGTATAATTATACCCGAGACTAATAAGATTATACACAGGATTACTTGGTGTTGTTGATAAGCATACAACATTATTATTAAAAGAAATTAACGGATAAGCAAACTTAGTAATATTGAACTTATTTGTTGGAATTGTAAGATTACCATCCTTTACTAGTAATACATAATTAGAATAAAAAAGATTATCTTGATCAAAAGCACACTGTATATTATCGTAACGTGTTGATACAGTGAATAGACGATTCTTATTATCAATACCTGTAATTGCCTGTGTTGGAGCATATACAGAATTATCCACACTTCCAATCCCCCAGCTATAATTTATAGGGTAATTACTACCTGGTGCTGGTATAATATCTTCTTCTGTTACACCATCATCAGCATAAATTTTATTTACTAAAGCTAAATAATTATTATTATAATATACACCTTCATAAGGTATATTATATGTTGTTGATGTTACAGGTATGCTATATGTATAGCTAGTACTATTACCTTTTAATTTCATACTACCTGTATAAGTAGATCCCCACAATATAGATAATCTATACTCAAAATTTACATGTTGACCTGATAAAATACTAACTGGTGATGTAAACACATTTCGCGCAAAAGCATAGTTTATATCTCGCTTAACGGCAAACTCGTTTATATTAAAAGAAGATATAGCTTTTTTTGTAGTAAAAGATACTACATATAATCTACTAGATACCGAATCATTATATGATTCAATAATATCACGTTTAACATTACTAAACTCAGATCCCGTAATAACGCCAGATAATCCGTAACCACTTATACCGGGTAAGCTATTACTAGTACCTATATCTAAATAACTAAGAATAGTAGGTATATCATAACTATATAGATCTACTAAACCACCTGATAATATTGTATTATTACACCACGGTGTAGAATATACTACTTTATCACTATCTAATACAGAAAATCTATATTGACCTTTAAGTTTGTGATCTACATTTATATTTTCGTGTGTCATAAATAGCTTACTGCAATATCTGTATCATAAAATCCAATAGGATTTGTACTTGTGTTAGTTAAAAAGAGTGTACTAGAAGACAAATGCCAACTACTACATAAATTGTCTTTATATATAATGTATTTACTGTCTGCTGATATATATTTAAATAACTGTATACGGTTTAAATATATATCAGATACACCTGTTAAACTCCAAAAAGCAAGATCAAGTGTATAACCAAAATTATATCTATCCTCAGAAAAAATAAATGGGTCACTAGATAATGTAGAATTATCTGTTGTAGCTATATGACCGTAAACCATATAAGGTGTAGGACATATAACATCACTATTATCACTTAAAGGTCTTGAAATATCCGGTAAAGGCTCAATTGGCTTAATTGATGGTGTTGTTGCGAGTGGAATATCACTACTTAAATATACACTAGTAGCCACTGCTATAAACGATGAAGAATCACCTGATACAGCACTACCCTCCGTATGAAAGTTTTTAAAGTAAATTGTACCAACACTATTGTTATTATTACTACTAATAGGTGTAGCAAATGATGCACCAACCTTATAAAGAGTATTTGCAGCTATATTTAAATTTACATTCTGCTCAAAAAGAGGCTTAAAGTCTTCGTCGGGATAATTTCTATAATCTACATAAAGAGTACGTCCTACATTACCAAGTCTCGCACGTATTGTTTTATATTTTACACTCGTTTCAACAATTTTAAAGGATGTATCAATATTAGATATTGCAGCGTTATATGAGTAAGTATTATAACTATACGATGGCCACCCATTTCGCATGATTATACTATTTGGAATTCTCTGTGTTTCACTGATGCCGTCACGTAATACACGTGCACCTGACATAGCTGACACAGCAAATAATCCGGTTGTATCAAAACCAACTGCCAACTTAGCACCAGATATACCAGGCTTAATAGAACTTGATTGATTATTATTAGATGATAGACCAGAATAACCTAAATCTATATTAAAGTTACCACCAGATAATACATAATTATTATCCATTAAAAATATAGTAAACCCTGCTTCCGTGCTACTATTACCACTTATAGCATATTCAAACGACCATACAATATCATAATACGGCGAATAACCTGAAAGAGATGCTATATTAAATGCTTTTGTATTAACCGTAAATGTTGGATACACCATATATTATATTTATATCAAGGGTCTTTTGCAAAGACGCAAGTCATAGAATCTTTTGATTTAAATCTTGTTACGTGTTTAACAGAAAATCCTAAACGTTTATATTCTCGGTATAGTATATCAAAGTACTCCATATCTATGTTGATAATAATACTATTTCTCGATTCATCTAGTATCATGTAATCTGAGAATTCTTCACCAAGCGCTAGAGCTCGTTCGTAAACAGCCACATATATATTTATTCACTAAAATACTTTAAGATGTATGTTAGTTTATCATCTAACTCTTTTACTCGTATAACTTTATCATAGTCACATACAGTTAAAGGGTATGAACTTACTATATCTTTAAGCAACTGTAAGTCCTCCTCTACGAATCCTTCAATAATTATTTCATTCATATTATAGTGTATATCCAACGATTCTCAAATTAATTTGATCGTAACTAGAAGGTGTAACTCTAAGAGCAAATGTTAGAGGGCCGTTTTTATAACTAGCAGATAAAGGAATAATTGCTTGATTAGCACTTCTTAAATTATCACCGCTACCTGAAGCTCTACTAGAGGCAATAAGATACTCGTATGTACCAACAGATGTCTGATTTGCTGGAGATAAAAAGCCACTATTAACTGCTGCAACAACCCACCGATCTACATTACCAGAATCAGGACTATTCTTTAATATATCACAATCAACAATTAAGTTTTTAGCTATAGAAGGTATATAACTAGATGATACTATTGAGGAAGTACCGTTAGTATAAGAGGTTATACCTGGGTAAGCTGATATGGTAGCAGTAAGGGATGTTGTGCTAGATCCATAATCTGCATAATAAATTGATATTGGTGTTTGTAAAAATGCAATAGGAGATGTATAATTTACAATATTTGTATTATTATAGGGAGCGTTACCTGGCTGTGTTATAGTTCCTGCAAATGTACTTGATAGGCCTGTAATACGACCATATTGATCGAGTCCAAATGTTGAACCACCTGGTACCGTCTGCGAATTAACAATAGAGGGTAATTGTATTACTACTGTACCTGTAAGAGGATTAAAAGGTATACTTGTAACATCAATCCCATTTTTAAAAGCAGTTAAACCGTTACCAACTGTAAACGTTGAGTTAGCAATAAGATCTGGCTTTGCTTTAATTATATAGAGCATACCTGTAGCACTCAACGGTGAATTATTACTAGATGAAACATGATATAATGTTGATGTAGCAGGGTTATTAACACCACCAGATCCCTGACCGTTAACACCATAAATAACTTTATTAACTAAATTAGGTAAATTAAAGCTAGTTGAATTTCCACCAAAAGTAGAACCAATTACAGCGGATAATTCAGGGTAAGTAGCACCAAGAGCTGATGAACCATCGCAAAGTAACCAATTTTGAGGTGCACCTGATGCAGATACATAAGGCATTATTGAACCGACAGGTATTTGACTGGTAGGACCTGCAACATAAATATTGTTTTGCGCTACCGAAGGAGCCCAAGATAGATTACCAGCAACATCTGTAGTTAGGTAATAATTAGTTTGTGGTATATTACTCGGCCAACTATAGTTTCTATTATTAATACTTAAATTTTGAGGCAACTTTAAAAAGGAAGTACCATCAAGAGTTTGTATACTATTTGTAGCTATAGCACTACATAAGCCGATTGTATTTGTAGTACTATTATATACTATAGAGTTACTAAAAGAATTAGGTGAAATATTATTAGCGGATATTGAATTTACACTAATTTGATTAGAACTTGTAAATGTAACAGTAGTATCACCAGGTGTATAAACCCCACCTACTTGTTGCCAGTTAGCAATATTAGTGGCACTACCACCGTATAAATTACCTTGGTAGATATAAAGAATTTGATTATCTGTATCAAACGCATAATCTCCTTGCGAAGCTGTTACAAGAGTTGTTACAAGCGTTGAATTACCTAAAAATGTATTGCTAACTGCAATACCTCCAACGGTTTGACCGTCACCCATGTAGAGGCGTTTAGTATCAGTTGTATAACCTAACTCACCTTCTGTTAAAACAATGTTCTGTCTATCTGCATCAGCACCTCTTCTAATAAGAAGTTTAAGCAGTGTATTTTCGGAAATTTCAATTGTTGCTGACATGATATTTTATGTAATTAAAGATAGTAATACTTATTACTGTGGTAAAGAAAACACTGGTATTGCAAATTTATCAACAGTAAATGCACTACCGTTTTGCGTGCTTGTACTTGCAAAGACAATAAATCCTGCTGAAGATAAATTCATAGTATGTAATGTTCCGTTAACATCAGCTGAAAGTACAGGTACTAAAGTTTGATGTAATCCGTAATTACCATATCCCTTTGATATTTGATTAGGTGCACCATTAAAACCTGAAATAGCAGCGACGTTATTATTTGCTGTTAATGTAGTAATTATAGTATTAACTGTTGTTTGTGTACGTCCGTAAGTATCAAAAATAGTACTTTGCCAATATGTAGGGGTTCCTGCACCAGTAGCATAACCAGGCTTTAGACCTATATTTGGAGCATTAAAAGCTAAAGTACTATCTACTCCTTGTATAGTGGTGTTTAATAAATTATTATTAGTATTTAACCCTATTCCAACAAAACCAGTTGAACTAAGTGAAGATACTGTGACTGTATTAGCTGGCACAGCTGTAATAGATAATACACTTGAACCGCCAAGGTAACCAAAAGTGGTGGGATCAACGTTTAAACTAACGGATGAACCACTACCACCAATTAACCCGTTACCGAGAGAGTTAGTAGTAATTTGGTTAGAATTAATTGCGCTAACATACAATTGATTAGTGCCGTTAATTTTAATAGTAGTGTTATCAATATTTGCCTGTATTCCGTTAGTTGTAGTAGCTACTAAGCCATTAGAAGCAGCAGATGAATTAAATTTATTTCCTGTAATACCGTTATCCTGTATTTTAAGAAATTTAGTTGTCGCATCAATGGTTAAGGATGTACCATCAGTAGCCGGGCCAATATATACCCACCCCGTATTTGTAAATTGATACAATAGGTTATTGTCGTAAACGGTATCACCGATAGCTGGCCTAAGTATATTTGATTGTGAATTTATACTATTTACATTACCTACAATACTACCACCGAGAGTTACACCATCACCAACAAAAACTCTTTTTGAATCTGTTGTAAACCCAAGTTCACCTTGCTCAAGCACAACAGACTGTCTTTGCGAATCTGTACCTCTTCTAATTTTGAGCTTAACAATTGTAATATCAGGCATATAATTTTATTTATGTAAAAAAACGAGTATAAAGAGTGTTGATATTTTTCTCTGACACTGTATACTATATATGGTGTCGCTATCTTCATTATTTATAGTAGTCAAATAAGAAAACAATGAAAAAAGTAGTAGTAATTGGTGGTGGTGTAGATGTAACCTCTAAACAACGAGGTGAATTTCTTAATAATACATTTGATGAAATTATTATTATGAAAAGATCTATATATCATCTTGAATCACATAAAGATTATATCGGTATACCTACAATATGGGTTAATGGTGGTAGAGAGTGGCGTAAATATGATTGGATTACATCAGAAGTAGAAGAAAGACTTTTATGGCGTGAAAAATATGATAAGAATATTAATATTACTCTACAACATAAAGCATACGACATATTAGCTGAGTCAAAAATAAGAGAAGTGTGGTTAAATTACTTAGATAGAGCAGATCATTACCCCTTTACACCACCTAATAATATTAATATAAAGTGTATATCAGGATTAAAAGATATACACAAAGAAGCAACATATTTTTGTTCAGTAGGACTTCAAACAATTGCATACGCAATAAATCAAGGCTATGAAGTATATTATTTTGGTATTGATTCTTTTCTTAAAGGGCATCATTACTACCCTGAATCAACGTATACATTTATATCACCTGAAAGTTTAGATCCTCAGGATGTTATGGATTACACCCATAAGTGCTCTAATTATTTACGTGAGTATAAAGAGATAAAAAAATTAATTAAAGAAGGTAAACTTAAACATATTGATACTATATGTACTTAAATAATAAAGTAATGATTGGTTATGATGCTCGTGAAGATGCAGCATATAAAGCGTGTGTAAACTCTTTACACAAAAATTCATCTTGTACTATAGATATTACACCACTCAAACAGGATAAACTTACACAGCAACAAATTTATAAACGCTTACCTGACCCATTATCTAGTACAGAGTTTACATTTACACGATTTTTAACACCTTTTTTATGTGAGTATAAAGGTTGGGCAGTTTTTTGTGATTGTGATTTTATCTTTATTGACGATATACAATCTCTATTCGAATTAAAAGATGAAAAGTATGCTATTATGTGCTGCAAGCATGAATATAAACCTACCGCAACACATAAAATGGATAACTGCAAACAGCATCTATACCCTAGAAAGAATTGGAGCTCACTTATACTGTGGAATTGTAATCACCCTAAAAATAAACTAGTAACTCCAGAGTTAGTTAACACTCAAACAGGTCAGTATCTACATAGATTTATGTGGTTAGATGATTCAGAGATTGGTTCTCTCCCATTAGAATGGAATTGGTTAGTAGGTTGGTATAAAGAACCTCAAGACGGTAAACCTAAAGCATTACACTTTACAGAAGGTGGTCCGTGGTTTGATAATTATAAAGATTGTGAGTATAGTGATGTATATAACTTATATAAATGAAAAAAACAATTACACAGGTTAGAGATATACAGTATAACTTAGAGGAATCTATTAATTTATTAACTTCTTTAAAGAGTATTGAAATTAATCCTGTAGAAGCGTGTACACGTAAGTGTAGTTTTTGCCCGAGAAGTAATCCAGAGCTATACCCAACAACCAATAAACGTATTACTCTCGAAACGTGTGAGAAAATTGCTAAAGATCTTCATAAAATAAACTATATAGGTAGAGTTGGGTTTGTAGGTTTTGGAGAACCACTATTACACAGACAACTTGAGCAGTGTATTGCTATTATACGTCAGTATAATCCAAAAATAACCTATATAGAGGTTATAACGAATGGTGACTTACTTACAACAACGAGAATTCAATCATTATACGAGGCAGGATGTAATTTAATAGCTGTTAGTATGTACGAATATGATATTACAGAGCGTGTTGAAACACTACGTGGTAATATACCTATAGAAATAGTATATAGACATCATTACGATGTAACTAAAAGCTATAACTTAGAATTAGTTAATAGAAATGAAATAACATTCGGTAAAACATATCTTAATATAGAATCACCGTGCTATATTCCGTTTTATAAAATGTTTATTGACTGGAATGGTGATATCTTAACATGTCAAAACGATTGGTCACGTACATTAACATTCGGTAACATTAATATCGAGTCTATTAGTAATATATGGTTAGGTCAGCAATATAATGCGTTTAAAAATACTCTTAAGACAGGAAAACGTACTATTGAGCCTTGTAACAAATGTAATGTATGCGGTATTAAACGTGGTGAAGCGGAATTTAACTTATTTACCGAGAGTAGGTAAATAATTATGTCTTAATTGTTTTTTCTTCTCAATTAATTTAAGCATCTGCATACTATCTGTATCTAACACGCATCCTGGTATATTAACCTCAACACAGTCGTGTATAGTATCAGGTATTGGAGATATACCACATAAAACATCGCGTAATAATAGTGAATGTTTATACCAAGGTATTAAAAAATTACTACTACCTTTATATGTATTATTATAAAACACCTCTATATGATTAACAACAGTTGTATTGGTAAGTATAGATGTCATGTTAGCTAACATCTCTTGTGTTTTTTTAGTTTTACGTAATATAGCAACACCTGCATCACAAATATTCGTAGGTGATACTATTTTTGTAAGAGCATGATCTTTAATCATACTAGCTGCTCTTTGTAATCGACTACTTACCATAAATGCATCCGGATCCAAATATATACCTACATCATCATCCGTAAGAGTATGTAGAAAGTGAACCCATGCACCTACTTGACTACCTGTAACATTAAGATACTCGTAATTATACCCGCAAAATGCGTCCTTAAGAGTAATAGTTTGTATGTGTAAGTTACTATTATTAAAATATTGTGGAATATTAGTAACAACTGTAATACTATTAAAGAATTTAGTGTGTATTTTAGCCCATAAAGGTATTAACTCCTTAGAATAAAATTCTTTTACATACTCAGGGCAGCTATCTACTACAATAAACGAGGTAAATAGATGATTCATAATGTATTATATAGTTCTAAATCAAACAATGTCAATCTATGAAACACTTTACCGTTAAATGTATACTCTTTTAGCTTATACCCCCTATATTCTGGTGTATTATTTAATAATATAAAATTTCCTGCAGCAGCAACTACATCTAAACATAATAACTCTTTCACCTTATTAAATTGATTACACACATCAGTAAGGATATTTTGATTATGTAAAATATAATCAGCAAACTTTAAAGTTACACCGTTCAAGTACATAGGTCTAAATTGGTTTAGCCTCGCTATTAAAGTAGTATTGCTACTAATACAAAAACCAAGACGCATACCAGTTAATAACCCCATTTTACTAAATGTTCGAACTATAATAAGATTGTATGGTAGATTGTTTAAGTTAATTACTTTAATAGGGTTAATATATGCTTCATCAACAATTACATATTTATATTGCTTACACAATTCTAATATTTCATTAGTATTAAACGTGTAACCCGTGGGATTATGAGGAGATACAATATACAACCCCGTATGTGATATATCCTTATTTAAAGTAAGATCTAAAGAGAATTCTGTTTCAAAATTAAAGGGTATTTGTATTAAATCTTTATTATATAGTTTACAATAAAATGTAAATAATTCAAATGTTGGTAATGTAGTTACCCATTTATTGCAATCTAATGTTTCAATTAGAGTCTTTAAAACAAATTCAGATCCATTATTAACGTGTATATTATCACTAGTACAAGTTATAGCTTGTGCTAAACGTTTAATTACAGTAAACGGTGATGCATAACTATAGATATCTAAAGCAGTTACCTTAACATTTTTTAGTACTATATTTATAAGTGATGGGCACAAGCACTCATTTTTATCTAATCTAAGATTAGAATGTGCATATAAAATTGGGTTTCGATTCATTTTGATCAATATATCTAATTATTTCAGAAAGATAAGATAATGTTTCATTAAACATAGGAGGATAAGCTTTAAGTACCTCTATAATACTATCTGTTGTTTGTAATAATGTTTGATATCTATCCTTTGCACGATTAATTGCTAAAATTAAATTTTTACTTTCATACATATCTAAATCATCATCATTCTTAATAAAATCTAAATTAACGCTATATTCCCTTTCAACATTTAACCATATATTTTCTTTAAGTTGTAATAGTGTGAGTTGATCGAGAGTATTAAATTTAAAACCTAAAGATCGTAAAGTATGTAATATATGATATATTTTAACAACATCATAAGCATTTGCAATTAAAATAACATCATCTTCATTAAATAAACTTTCCTCTGATAGTCTTTTTATGTGCTCAACCTTATAATTAAAATACGATAAAAATAAATCATTATATTCATAAAGTGTATAATGTAAAGGTAGTTCTATATTACAAATACTATTAGTAAATATATCTCTAAATATAATAGTGTTATTAGAGTTACTTATTAATTCCCCACGATATGTTATATTTTTAAGTATTAACTCAATATACATGTTTAAAACGCGGAAGGGTAAGTTAACGACCCACTATTATAATTAATAATAACAGGTATAGCAGCAGATGTCCAGTTAGAGTTAAGATCCTGTATAATAATATTATCAATTCGATCTGAATTAGCGACCTGATATGTGTTAGGTCCATTATAAGGTATAGTAGTATTATCACTATTTCCAAACAACCCACCTACAGTCATCGTAACGTTAATAGCTGTATCAGAAACCACGGTTGTTGTACTTCTAATAAAAACATTACTGCTACTATATACTGATAACCTTAATTTAAACACTCCTCCTACTGACTTAGCATAATTTGTATTTATTGTAGCGATAACTGTACCATCACCTGATCTAGAATACTTTTTCCATGATTCGGAAGTTGTTTTTATATCACCTGATAATATAAAATAATTTTTTGCTTGAAATAAGTTACAAATATCTCCGTATCCAATAATGTTATAGTTTGTAACACTAGCTCTATCCGTTACAGATTTAGACGGTTCATAATAAAAATTAAGATCAGTTAAACTTAACCCAACTGTAAAATTTGTAGATGATGCTGTAGTTGGTGAGTATCGTGGTTTAAAAATATTATCTAAATCTGTTTTATTATACTGGAAGTTAGACGACATATATTACTTAGTTTGTACTAATATAGTTAATTCTTTAATAGCTTCAATTAATAGTGATGTAATTCGACCATAATCAATAGCAAGTGGTTCACCCTGTTCATCCTTTAGAACGAAATCAGGTGCAACTTTATTAACTTCTTCAGCAATAAGTCCAGTATCACTCTTACCAGTTTCCTTCCAATCAAACGTTACACCTTCAAGCTTTTGAACAATCTCAAGTGCATTTATAATAGGCTTAACGTTTTCTTTAAATCTAATAGAAGATGTAGAATTAAATGTAGGTGCTGTAACAGCATAATTACACTGAGTTGGTCCATTAATTGTAACACCAGCACCTTGAGCTCCTGTTACTGTACCACCTAAATAAACCATTCCTGTTCCAAGGCTAAAAGAAAAAGGTTTAAAATTATTAGGACTACCTAACTGACTATTATAGTTTGTTAGTAATATATTAAAATTAGAATTATCGTTTTGCATTATTACACCATAATTACTACTAACATAACGATCTTGACCATGACCAGTACTGTAACCTGTTGTTATATTTTCACTATTAGATATAAATCCTCCTGTACTTGTAATAGAGCCTACAGATGAAAGTCCTCCGGTAATCGATAGTCCATTACCTTTACGTCCGATAGAAATAGCAGATGTATTACCGAGTCCATCATAAACAATTGATTGACCTACTGCAGGTAGAGAGCTACCATTTGCGTGTAATACACCAGCGTATGTATCACTAATCTTTGTCTGTGTTAATTTAATACTAGCCATCTTATTATTATATTTATACTGATTATTCTATTATTAATGTATTGCTTGGATCACCACTACCTGCATTATAAACAGGTGCAATTTCATCACCCTTATCAGGTTGTGTTAAAGTAATTAACTGTAACTGTAGATCGTATATCTTACGTATTGTTCTATTGATTACCCCTGTAATATTTTTTTCATTATCATGAATAAAATATTCATAGTTAGTGTTATTATATAATTGTGTTAAATCTATATTATAATTATAATCATTGTATATAAAAACTTTTAAAGCGTCATATGAACCTGTAAATCTACCTATAATATTATTTTTTAAATTAATTATATCATACATTAACTTATAGATCTCCTTATTAAGAGAGCTACCCTGTATATATTCATTTGGATTTAGTGTAAACACGCTACCAAAATTATCAAAATTAGGTAGTTTGAGAACTGTTTTTACTAAATTTGGTTCTTTAAAGTAATAAATCTTAGTTTGCGATATAAAAAATAGTTTATCATAGTTTGAAGTTTGTGATGTTATCTTATAACCTGCTAATACATCACTAAATACTCCGTTTTTAGTTGGAGCTTTATTTTGTATAGTATCTATTACCACAGATGTATCCCAGTTAAATAACGCGTTACCCCACTGCATTGTAGCGTAATTCCAGTAGTTATTAACCTCATAGTGTGAGACAGTAGGGGCTTTAACATTTGCGAGTAGTTGCTCCGTCTGATAGCCTCCCTGCACAGAAGTAAGTTTATTTGTAAAATATTTATATACAGTATAATTAGTACAAATATAAAAGTGATTACTATCATTATAGGAAAAAGTAATATCATTTACATACTCATCACTACGTAGAGTAACTGTTAATATTTGTGTATTAAGTATATCAAAGCATTGATCAAGTATGTATAATTTAAAACCTGTACCGTAATATGTTAATATATATAAAAGATCGTAAAGCTTATTAAATTCTATTGCTGCAAGAGGCTCACTTTTAAAATTTATTTTTGTAATCCTTGCTTTAAAATTAAAATCTAAATCATATATCTTAACAACTCTATTATATGAATCATTTACTGCTATGTAATCATTACCCGCAGCTATTTCCTTAGGTTGATTAAATAAAAGATTATCCTGCGCTCGACCTCTACCACCAATTATTTCGAGTAGATTGCGTTTGTTAGCTAAAACTGTATCTCCGTTTATATATCCGCTTATATCATACTTTAAAACTGTATCATTACCTGTATCTGTTACATATAAATTATTATTAACAACTGCCATACCACCAATACTCGAAAATGTTAATATATTTTCTTGGGTTTGTGTCTGGTAATATGGTGAAGTTTCAATAATACCAATAGATTGATCATTACATGAAAGAGTTATTATAGATGTATCTGTATAGGCAAATATTGCTGCGTGTGTCTCATCATACGTATAATTTACCGGTACAAATCCTTTTATATCTGATATAAACTTAAAATTATCTGTATTTATAAATTCAATAGTATTGTAAAACGATCCAGAAAGTACGCTTAAAGAAGTATCTGTAACATTTAATATACCAGCATACTTAAGAATAGGGCTCGAAGGTAAATTAGAGTCTGTAACAAAAAATCTTGAGTATGTATAAGTTGTATTATCCTTTATTTTTGATAACTTATCTTTTAGTAAATCATAATTTAAGAAATCATTTGCTTCTATTAATATATCATTTAAAGCATAAGGTAAAGTTATATTATCATTAATTGCTCTATCAAAAAAGAACTTAGAGCAAAGTAAATCTGTCTTGTAGGTGTTAAGACGTTCAAGAGGTTGATTTAAAGTCGGATCTGATGTTATGCATTTTAAAGATAAATCTCCTATAGTACTTGCGACATACGGTACACCGCTTAAAACCTCTACATAACCCTCATAATTTGAACCGGTTAAAGTAAAAAGTCCCGTTTCAGCGTAAAATCGTTTGTAGTCACTATATTTTATCATTTGAAATCAATAAATTGTATATCGTTAATTTTAATACCCACTGGTAAAGCTGATGCTGTCTGATCGAGTATTATATTTTTGATGTTATTTTTAAAATCGGTATTAGTTATACCAGCATTCTTAACGTAAATATTTATACTTTTAGAACTCGATACGGGCGAATACTTAAAGTATCTCTCTATCTCTTCTATATTACTTCTTTGACCGGAAGGTATTGATATAACTAAATTATCAATAGGGTCTTTATTAATATTTAAAGCAAATATTTCATCTGTTTTAAGCGCTCTATCATATATATGACAATTACGTATACTAGTATTATTTAAATAGTAATACCCAGGTTGTTTTAAGTATGTTGCAAGATCTAATCCATTAACAATACCTACAGCACCGAGATATAAGTCTTCAGATAATATTTGTTGTATATTATATTTATTAGGAGGTATTGTTAAGTTTTTATATATAATACCGTCAATAAATAAGGTAATATTACCTTGCCTACTATCAAAGCGATATGTAAATGTATGATAACCTATATCAAGATCTTGTAATGATAATTCTATATTTTGTTGAAGTGTATCTTCGGAGGATAGATAATTGGTGAGTGTCATATTAAATGACAAATCTGTACCGAGAGCCTGAATTTTATTAAAGTTTGTTAAATTATATCTTTTTCTAATAGCAGATGTATCAGAAACATACTGACCTGTTATACCTAAGTCTACTTTATTAGGTGCAGTTTCAACATTAGTTATATTACTTGTAAGAATATTCTGAACAACTAAATTACCTACAGGATGTATATCAAGATTACTACCAGATAACATTAAAATAGTAGCGCTCTCATTTAAGCCTGTATCTGTATATTCACGAATAATATCAACGTGTATATTTTTATAAGGTCCAGCTCCAACAGGATCTACTGTTGTTCCTGATAATACATAAACCCGATTTGAAGTATATTGATACCAGTTAGTATCCGTTAATATAATAATATTATTATCTGTTGTTAAAGCAAAGTCATTAATAGTGCTTGATGTATCAAATAGTGACCGCGCGGTATTTGTAATTAAATTATAGTACCATAGTTGCTTATTATGAAGTAAAAAATAGATTTCATCTGCATTTTTATATTTAAATCTTTCACCGGGGATACTATATAATATATTATTATAGATAATTAAGCTTCTATGCTTACCCTGAATAGGTTCATTAACATATAATGGTAATAGTGTTGCATATACCGTGGTATAATTAAAGGTAAACTTATTTACTCGTACAACTACCCCAGTTATATCTAATAAAAAATATATATAATTATCATCTTGTGTATAATTTTTATAACTAGTAATAGGTATAACTTCTTTTTTTAACTTATTACCTAATTCATTAACTTTGTACAATAATCCGTTATTACATATTACAAAAAAATCATCAAGAGGCTTATAAACTATAATATCTCTTACATCTGTATCAAAGGTAATAGTCTTAATCAGTGTATAATTAGTATTATATATATAAACAATATTATCTTGATAAAGCGTTATAAAGGGAGTTACTTTAGTATCATTGAGAATTGTAAATTCTCTACTAGAGTTAGCTAAGGAGTATCCAATAGGTGTGCCAGGGTTAACAAAAAGATCAAACGAGATAGTAAATTGTGAAGAGCAATTAACTGGATCTTTAATATTAAATTTATTATATTTTGTACCATCGTAAACTATACTATCACTAATATAAGGTATAGCTACATTATTAGTTGTATAATAGTTAGAGAAGCCACTAACTAAAGGCATTGTATTTATTAAAGCATTTTGAATATCGTTACTATCTATCCTCGAGTAATAATACCTTGTGTTAGGCTCAATCGTTAGATCACTCTTTTTATCAAATATAAAATTTGATGTTCTACTAGGTGTATAGTAAATGGAGTCTATAGGATCTAAAAAAGAAGCAGAATAAGCAGGTGTAATACTAGAAGATAATGCTGCTTGTTTAGATATCCTATCAGGATAATAATATCTATCTACCCACATTCCCATATTACTTGCACCACCAGATAACCATGTGCATAAGTATCTACCGTTTTCGAATGTAGTACTTTTAGCACGTGAACGATATATCTTATCTGCTAGTAATGGAGATGTAGAAGGTAAACTACCGTTATATATAAATTTTGTATCGTTAATATTAAGCTTTTCGTATGGATATAAAGAAGACGGAGTTACAAAGTATGTATCTCTACCGCTATATACTTCTATATCTTTATCATACCAAGTATAAATTAAAGAGATATGGTCATCTCCCCTTTCTTGATCATTACCTGTTCGTAATGTTGTATATTCTCTAAATAATGTGCTTGGTATATTTCCTTCATTAATCGTAGTACTTGCTCCACGCTTAATAAAACCTTTTTCTGATCTACTATTATCTAAAGCAATATGATTTAATTCAATTGTATCACTAACCTCGTTATAATTTGTGTGTAGTATGTATTGATTAGTTTTATCAAAATCACTTTTTTCATTGTTAATACTTAGTGTATTAACTTTATTAGTATTATAACTTATCCAGCTTGTATTTAATTTAGGGTTAATCGTCTCGTAATTATAATATACTCTAAATAATTTATTAACTCGACCAAATGATGCACATAATACATTAACAAGTGTTAGGGATGTACCAGATAAGTTAACAGCAAATAGTGTATTATTATACTCTTTATATAATTGTAGGTAACCTGTACTATCTAATTGATATTGGAAAATATCATCTCCTTCATTACCTGCTGGTATGTATGTTGATATACTAGGTATAAATTGTAAATTATTTTGATTAATTACATTTAACACATAATAACCGTTCCCTGCATTATGTAAAACTCTTAAAACCTTATTATTAATAAAACTTAATTCAAAAAAGCTACCTGAATTATTATAATCAACAGTACTTAAAATACTTAGAGTTGTTGTGTTATCTCCGGTTGCACGAACATTCAATACCTTTGGAACAGATAAAGAAGTGAGGTCATTTAGTATTAATGGTGTTGTAATAGTTCTTAAGTAATTATCCTTTTGACCAGGTAAAGAAATAAAATCTTCAAGTTTTTTAAGCCCTGTTAAATACTGTGATGTATAATTATTAATTGATGAATCATATGCACCAGATAACGCATCTATAAGGTTAAACGAAAAGCCTTGTTCGCAAGTAATTGCAGATTGCTTATATTCATAATTACCGTCAAGATATGTTGCTTTAGGTGTACGTATAGCAGCTAGGCTATATGTTTGTAAATTCATATACAATATTTAATTATAATAATCAAGTTAGAAAGCTTTTATGTGTAAAGACTAATTACAAATTATATTTTTATACTATATAAGAAAAATAACCATCAGGCTGTAAATATCTATAGATACCGTCCGGTCTAAATAAGTTACCCTGAGGTATACTAGTTAAGCTAGTATATTGTGTACTACTACTTAGCGATGTTAGTAAGCTAGGTACAATTTGGATATTATTTTTACTTTCAAAGTTAACAAAAGTTGTATTGTAAGAAATAGGCAATATTTGTGAGTTAATTGCTACATATTCTTTAATATCATCATAAAACGATCCGTGATATATATTAAAAGGTTGATAAAAGCTTACGGTTTCCCCGCTATCGTAAGTTAGTATAAATTTAGCTACTACATTAAGTGAATGTGTCACACTATTATTAATATAATCATGAGAATAACTCGTACACACTGAACCACCTATTTTTCCGTAAAGTATTTCATTAAAAATAGATTGGTTACGGTAGTCATAAACAGCATCCTTTTTAATTGAAACAATATCATTACTATCACCCCATATTATATCTAAAAATAAAACCGTGTTGTATGGCTCAGTAATACCTGTAAGAATAAAATTAACTGTATTTTTACCCTTAAGTATTACAGGTTCATTGTATATACTAGCAGATGTTACTGTTGATAAATTAAAAAATATAGTAGTAGATCTGTTCATAATATAAGTGCTCCATCTTGTGCTGTTAATGATCCCTGTATAGAGCCTGTTACAGCATATGATATTGAAGAGCTATAAAATCCTGTTGTGTTTACTATTTTGTCTGTTTTATAAAACTTTGCATCATAAAACGTTACAGCGTTATCGTTAATATTAAAGCTATAATCAAATACATAGAACATATTATTACTATCTGTACTGGTATAAGATAACTTATACATATTATTAAACGAATTAAATGTAATAATAGGTTTATCTACCTTAACAATGTTAATATTAAATGTACTAGTTATATAACCTCTTAAACTAAACAATGCTGTAGCTGTATTCTGGATATCACTTAATAGAGGGAAGACCTGTAATACAGAGTTATCAACTATATCATACCGGTAAATTGTTGGTAGTAAAATTTTAAAGTTAGATCCCGATAAACAATTAAATTCAGATTGTAAAATTTGAGCTGGTATTTCTTCTGTCGTTATATAATCATCACCTTCAGTAGCTATGTTATCACCACCATTTTGTGTTATCTGATTAATAACACAAAAAGTAATTGTTCTATCTTTTTCATTAAAGAATCTATTAGAGAATTTATTAAATGCTGTTGAGGATGTTCTTGTAAAGTATGTATTTTTCGTAGCAGGTGTAACAAAGGCACCATCTTGATATTTAATTTTATCAAAAATTAAATAACTACTTGTTTCGCATATAATTGTATCATATATAATATCAAAATCTTTAATCTTATTAAACACTTCTGATTGAACAATACTTGTATATTTGTTAAAGGTTGTATTTAAGGAAGATGATAGAGGTAAAGATGTAGAATATCTTTGATTTTTAACATATAACTTACCATTTAATTTTCGTTTATAAGCTTGGGTTTTAAGTATATTATCACCCGTTATTGTACTTATAATAGTTAAACTATTATTTGCTACAGTATTATAATATGTATAATTATCACCGTAGTTGTTATCATTAGTAAGAACACCTTGATCGTCTGTAAAGTACCCACAATCATAATCTTTAAATAATATTTGTGGAGCAGATTGCACAGCACTTAAAATATATTTTGCATTTAAAGTAAAATCAGAGTAACTAGTTGTAGGTGAACGATAACCTCTTTGTATATATGGTGAAAATTGACTTATTCCTCCGTCAATTAAGGACTCGTAGTAATAAGGACTAGGGGATGGGTAGTAAATTATATCATCTGCAGCAACCGGATCTGGTAGAGGTGTATTATTTTGAAAAGTAAACCCACCCGCATCTTTAAAGGTATATATTACATTACGTGAAGTTGTAGCAACTTCTTGATATGGTGCAAACTCTCTGAAAAAGAGTGTATATGGACTACCAGAAAGAGTAAATCTTGATGCAGAAAGAGTAGGTGTTGGTTTGTTTACTGTAAGAGCAGTTAATCCAGAACGTATAGAACCATTACTCTGTATACCTGTAATAGCATAATTAAATGTATAACCTTCGTAGCTATCAAAAAAGCTATAACCATCAAGCGTTAAATCGAGTATAGTTGATGTAGTACCTAAATCTTCAATTGACTTAAAGGTATGACCTAACTCGTCTTTAAATAAAGCATACTCATTACCATAGACATCGTATTGAACTTTAGTTATATATCCTTTATTATATAAGTCACTAAAATTTAAATTTAAACTATCTTCACTTACTATATTTTTTTCTGTATTTTGTTGTTTAGTGTAATACGGTGTAAAGGTTTGTTCGTAATTACTAATTTTAGGATCACCACTAGCAAATCCAGACGTATTATTTTTTACATCTTTAGAATAGTCATGAATAAAGACGAGAGGGTAATTCGGTTGCTTGTTAATTGATACATTACCATATACATTAGGGTCTGGAAAAATATAGACTTTGTTTGGTTCAAGCTTTGTTTTATCAATAGTATATGTATAATTACTTGTATTAAGTTTAAATATACCTTGCGTATCTGGCTTAAAGAATAACCCTAAATCACGCAATAGTTTTAACTCTGTAGATGCTTCAACTGTTGCTGTATCAGCGGTTTGCAGATTTAAAATATTAGATGTTGGATTTTGTGCAACAATAAATCTATCATATATATTAGCCCCGTTAACTGTTGAGTAATAATAAAAGTCAACACCAATATACTTACTAATTAATTGTTTCTTGAGATAATCTATATCTGCTGTTGTAAGTCCACAAACTGTATTAGCATTTATAAGTGTTAGTGGATCAGAAGGATTACATATAGGATCTGTTGTTACAGCAAAATTAACTGCTAGTGGCAACTCAGCTAAGAATGTTGTTGATTTAAAGACTTGTTGGGGTAATACTTCCTTAAAGAATAAATTAATATCTATATCATTAGTATTTGCTGTATACTCTTTTTTTCTAAGAGGAGAAACTTCACTATTTGTTCTAGGTAAATCAAAATAATTACCATATACATCAACAAATTCTTCTAAATCTATTTTCATTTCATTAACTACAGTAGATAATGAAAGGTTTAAAGTACTAAATTGTGGTTGCTCATCTGCAGAAACTATATAATTATAGATCTTTTCAAAGATTGCTTTTTCAATAGACAGAGAACTACCTTTAATTTTAGATTTATCTACAACATATTTTGTCTCTTCTCTTTTTTCCTTATAAAATATTATAATCTGCCTTATTTTTTCAACATAAAGCGGTATAGCTATATCTAAATCAACAGGATCAGTAAGATCAAGTGTAGACATAAATCTTAATTCCTGCTGTGTTGAATAATTTAAAATTAAAGTCTTAAGAAACTCCACATAAAGATCAACAAAATTTACACTTACTCCTATAGTATTGATACTATTTTTTATATCAGCCCACTGCTTTAAATAAAATAAGTAAAAGTTATTATACTCTTCAGGAGTGTAGTCGACATTAGTATTTTTTATAAAATCTAAAAACGAGAGAGGTTGAGTGTTATCAATTGTTGTAGTAGAATTACTATTTGTAATAGAATTCGATACAATACTAACACTAAACGAATTTTTACTGATCATTCAATTATATTTATTTAATTAAAGAGATTCAGTCCAGTGTATAATTGATTAGAAAGAATATTAGAAATAATCCCACCTGGTTGAGACCAATCTTCGTAAGAACTAATATTATTACTAAGGGTATTTGTAATATCGTTATAGTTTATAGTATTATTAGTTATTGTACCGTTAATAGTAGGGTTATGCTCATAAAAAAGATAATACTTACTAAGATCAACAACTGTTGCTCCTTCAGGTGTTACTAATCCCCAACCCCAAGTACTATTATAACTGCTTAGTTTATAAGTTCTAAGCGTATTATTAATTACAGTTGCACTTAAAGATGCTACGAAAGGCAAATATGTATTTAACCGTTTAAATACACCACTATACTTTTCAAATGCTACAATATCAACCCCTGCTGTTATAGTATAATTAAGTGTTGATATTTCATTACCTAAATTAGAACCGTATATCTCACTATCTTGATAACCGTATGTTTTAAAATCATAATTATATAAGTCAGCAAAACCTTTTAGTCTATTAAAGTTTATTGAAAGTAAATCAACAAGTCTTCCTATATCTGCTGGGTAGAGATAATTAGAACTATCATATTGAATATTATCATTACTACCTACCATCTTAATTAAAGATACTAAGCTTTGTATACCAGCATAATCTAATGTAGAGTTATTATCAACGAAGTTTTGAATTTTTTCGTATGTTCGTTTACCTAATGTATCACCAATCGGTGAGGATAGATTACCAACAATACTACCCATAAAATCATCAAAGAGTATAGGATTGTCTAAAAATAATGGCTGCATAGCAATATCTTTGAATTGCTGTGTCATATCAATATCTTCCCCTTTCTTAGCTACATTATAATAGTTTTTTGAGTATAGATTGAAGGTATTAGAGACACTAGTATTAGATCCACCTATTAATATATAAACATTTTTAAAAGCGTATGGTGCATAATATACATTACTACCAATTGTTATGGATGGTTGGCTAAGATCTACATAAATTGAACCTTTATAAAAATTACCGCTAATTAATGAAGATAGCGGTCCAAAGTTATTAATAATAGTTGTATATTCGCCTAGATTATCTCCATTACTTAGAACTATAGTAGCATCTAAATCATCATTAATTAAAAGTGGTCCTGTTTTGTTTGTAAAATTGTTTGTATCTTTTACTTTAACCACAAAACCTATTTTTGTATTGCCGAATTTATTATTACCTATTGGAAAAAGATTTGAAGTTTGACCTTCACTAGTTATACCGTTAGCATTTATAGAGTAGTGGTCGTAACTTGTATTGGCTACTATAATAGCACTCATACCTACAGTTGATGTGTTAGCAAATTCTAACAATTCACCAGGTTGATAACCAAAAAATAGATTTACTTGTGATTTAGGTACATCGCTCTTAAAATATACATCTTGATAACCTGTTATACCGCAGAAAAATGCGTGGGTATCAGAAACATCTGTATATACTATATTAGTACCTGATAACTTACAGTAAAGCGGTGTAGTTGTTGTTTGAAAAGAAGATATTTCAAAAAAATCTGTTATACCGTTTAGACCAACTTCTTTAAGGTAAAAGGAAGAATATGGTTGTAAGTGACCATAAGCTTGTTTATCTAAACCTAATTCAAAATAATTATCATCACACCCGGAGCAAAAAGCTACAATTGTCTTATTATCTGTAGCATCAACTAAGTGTTGATAAGAAACAGAATTAGTAATGTGTATAGGTGATAATAATTGCCCGGAAATTAAAGTATAATTTATAGGGGTACTAACTTGTAAATTAATACTATTAGGTACAAAATCATACACATCCACCATTTGGAAGTAACTATTTACATAACACTGACCATCACCTGTATATAAAGAACACGTAACTTTATAATTACCAGCAGTTGTATATGCATGGTTAGCAGTAACTGCCTCCATAATTGAACCATCCCCAAAATCCCAAACAACCCGGTGCGTAGAAAATATATGATCTGTTGTTTCTAATCTAGGTATAAAAGTAAAGGTGGCAAATGGCAGCGTATAACTCAGTGTATTTAGTACTCCTGTATAGTTATAAGTGTCAAAATAAGCGTAAACAGTATTAATATTACTCATCTTCAATAATTATTTTATTAGTAAGGTTAGATATTTCGTAAAAATACGCGTACATAAAGCTTTCTAACGTATAATTTTGCGATACAAAAGTTACATCATCTGTTTCATATAATGGATTCCATACTACATAATTAATTTGTGAAGATTCATACCCTGTATCAACACGTCTAGTAAGGATTCGCTTAACACCAATAATATTGAGTATATCGTTTGTTATTTGATTAAGATTAATAGTATCACCTAACTGTATATTAGAAAAATATGTATTAAATATACTTAAGATCTGACCTTTTAAAGAGGCACTATTAACCCGGGTATTAATATCACGCTTTATTACAAGATATGTATGATCTTTTAACGCTACCGATTCTAACTCTCCTGCAACTTGTAATCCAAAGCTAAAAGCTTTATAAACAGGATCCATACACACTATTGATTGTGTAATATCTTTCTTTAAATTACACTCATTAGTTAATAACTGCTTTTGAGAAGCATTTAAGTAGTTTGGTGTACGTTCATTTAATATAGTTGATATTTTAGGTACAGTAAACACATATACACTATTAAAGTTTGTTGATGGTGCAAAGAACACCTGATTAAACAATACTCTACAATCTTCATTAGGTCTATTAAGTCCTATTTTATAAAAATATGCAAGATAGTTTGTTGTAAATTCTTCATTAGACAGAATATTTACAGACTTAATAATATTATTATAGTTTTTAGCAATAAAAGCTTTGTAATCACCTTGAGTTACTAATCTATCTTGTGTAGTAAACATTTTAGGTGCATTTTGCTTTATCTGATCTACAGTTTCAGCATCAGCAATAGGAGATGACTTACTGCTATTATTAGGAAATAAGTGTGGTAGATCGGTACCTACTACTAATCTAGTACCACTATCATAAAGGTACTGTGATATATCAATAAATGATGCTGAACTATATAAATTAATTTTTTGCTTGTTAAGAACACCAGCACTTATCTCACCAGTAGCACCATCTGATAAAACGTAAAATATTTTTACTTGCTCACCTATTTGAGGCGCTTTACCTGTAACACCATTACCAAATTTAAATTCGTAATTACCGTTTTCGTTTAATCGTTTTTCATACCTTCTTGCATCAGATGATTCAAGATATAGTGATGATGTTTCTTTCCATTCGTACCACTTGCTATCATTATTGCTAAGTATAAAGACAGAAAAACTATTATCTGCTATAAAGCTCGTGCCATTAACACCTACTGTATTAACAAGTATATATGTCTCAAAAGTTTCACCTGTACTAATATATGTTGGAGCTTCAATAATAGATCCCTGCATTAGTGTACTATTATTAATATATAAAGTTTCTGTATTAGTTGTTGTTTTTTCAAACGAAATATCAGATATTAGTGTATAAGGTATACCGTTTGCATTAATAAAAGAAAAGCGAGGTAATAAATAACTACTTTGCGCAAGACCGCTATCTGCAGATAAGCTCAAAGTAACAAGAGATGTTTGTTGTCCTAGTGGCTTATAACCAAGTAGAGAGACAAGCTTATTAACATTTTCATAGAGTGATGCTGTGGTAAAATTACTTTCAGTTGATGTACTATTTAAATAAAATAGTAATACATGATACATATAAGCCACAACATCAATAAAAGCATTAATATTAGAACCTTCAAAGTTTTGATCTCTAAAAACTTGGCTTTCATTTAATCTAGCTATGATTAAGTTCTTAAGAGTTTCAGCCTCAAACGCTGTGTAAGCGTCTTTAGGTAAGTTAAATTCTGTAAAGTTATTAATATTCATACGAAAGTGTAGCCATCAGTATTTAAGACACCCTTTAAGCTTAGCCCCTGTATATTGAGCGACGGTATAGATAAACTTATAGTTATATTATATTGCTGTTCATCAATATTAGCGAGTACTTCTAACATATCAATTTGAACACGTGGCTCAAAGCTTGTCAACCCCTCATGTAGGTCGGTACCCAGAAAAAAGGCACGACTTTCTGATATTGTCTCAAATAAATACCCTCGTAAATCTAATCCAAACTTAGGATTAAGTAGCTTCTCACCGGGTGATGTTGTAAGAATATTTTTAATAGCATTAATTACAGACCCACTATCATAAATTGGCTTTAAATCATTTTTTTCACTAGTTTTATGCAACTGTGGATTATCTGTAAATTGAGGTATTAAGTCAAAACCAATATCCTTATATAGATATCCATCGTTAACAGATGTATCTAAAGGAGTTACGGGTCTCTGAACGTTTAACTTAATTGCCATATTGTTGTATTAACTGTTCGTAAGTTTCAGTAAAAGTTTCTTTTTTTTCTTCATCTTCTGCATTTATACGAAGAGCTACTAAGTACTTTTTTGCTTTTTCGATAGAGTCAGAACAGCCTACCTTTTTACCTGTTTTTTTCAAATAAACACACTTACCAACTCTTTTATAAGGCATATCATTATTTAATGTCGAAATATTTAATCCGAGCATAAATAGATATATGGCAAAAAAGTATTTAATGCTCGTCGAAGACTATATGAAGCGATTTGAACGTGGTGGATTCCTCGTAGGTGACATCTTTGAATTTAATAAGAATTTTAAAACAGAAGATGAGTATAAGAGTCTCGGTCAAAACGTAAAAGACATGATCGACGAAATGCTTGATTCAGGATTAAACATCCGTGTTGTTGGTATTAAAGACAATACAGGTGCAAGATTTCCTGGTAGTAATCAATCTTCATCTAATGATGTTGAATTATCATTAGCATTAGATAACACAGGTGGTAGATTTACGCATTATGTATCTGTTTCACCTAGCTTAGGTCAACCTGGCGACTCTGGTTATCCAGGACTTACACCAATACCTGATGAAGTTAAGCGAAAGGATAAAGTTAACATTAAACCAAAAGAAATGGAAAAGAGTAACAATAACTCTAACAAGTCTGATAGAGGTGATGGTAAATTATCCGATACAGAAAGAACTTTAACATGTAAAAATACAGTTCTACCACATAAATCTACCTCACCTTCTCCAGCTGTAGCTTCACAGACACACCATTACTTGAAGGATTTAGCTAAAGCTTAAGCGATACGCTCAAGCATAATCCAACAAGCAAAAGAACAAATTTCTTTGTCTAAGACAAAGACAATTTTATAGAGATGATCAGCAATAACCGCTATCATCTCTTTCTTTTTGTTATCAGCTACAGGCGCTGTATAGATATAGTTAAGAAAACTACGAAGTAAGCTATCATAGTCGTTATAAAACCTATCTTCATTCTCAATAAGGTACTTTCTCAACGAAATCGTGTCTTTTTCTTTGATCTTCGTGAAGATAGTATCAAGAAGCTCGGTATCAACGCTAATATTAGTAATACAGAGGACGTTGTGAATACAGTTCTTTTGAATTTCATTAATTGTTTTTCTTAAATCGGGGAAATTAGCTCTTACAAGTTCTACAAACTTTTTCTTTTGAATATCATCTACTTCTATACTCTCTAACTTGAGAATATTGTAACATCTCTTAACAGCATCCTCAATAGTAGGTTTAATATCAAGAGACTGACATCTAGACTGCAAAGCAGGTATAATCTTATGTTTATGGTTAGCAGTAAGTATAAATCGTGTATACTTAGCAAATGACTCCATAGTATTACGTAGAGCTGCTTGTGCGTTAGCTGTTAGGAAATCCGACTCATCTAAGACAACAACCTTAACCTTACCATCAAACGATTTAGTTTGTGAGAAATTAGTTACTTTATGACGAATAGTATCAATACCAGTTTCATCAGAGGCGTTAATATATAAAAAATCGCAACCGAGAATTTCATTTACAATAATACGAGCTGCTGTAGTTTTACCAGTACCGGGAGTACCCACAAATAGTAAATTAGGAATCTCATCTTTAAAACTACCTATAATATCTCGATTTCTATCAGAAAGAATTAAATCATCGAGCTTAGTTGGTCTATACTTTTCACACCATAGTGCGTTTAAATTTAGCGTTGTACTCATATTATATTAGTTACCAGAAGAGCCAAAGCCCTTATCACCTCTAATACTATCCTCAATCTCACCCTCTTCAATCAAAGTATTGTAATTTTTATATACTACAAACTGTGCAATTCGATCTCCTGCTTTAACCTCATAGTCTATATCTGTGTTATTAATAAGCTTAATACCACAATTTCCACGATATTGCTCATCAACTACACCTTGAAACGCTGTGATTCCTTTTGCAAATCCCATACCGCTTCTGCTTTGGATCTGAAACCAAAACCCCGGTGTAATATAAGCAAGAGTAAGACCTACATCAACAACAGCACTACCACGTGCTGGAATTACCTTGTTTTCCACTGCTGACACATCGTATCCCGTATCGGAAGCATTATTCTTAGTAGGTAGCTTAGCATCTTGGTGAACACGCTTAAAACGTAATATAACATCATTCATACTATGATTATAACCATTGATAAACCTAAATCAAGATTAAATACATAATAATGGAAGAAAATCTAGACAATATTGTAGGTGATATAATTACACAATTAAAAGGTACTACAGCATTGGCTAGAAAAGAGCCGGAGGATGAGCTAACAAAAGAAAAATTAGAGGAATTTATTATTAAAAACTCTGGCAGACTTATTAATAAGTCACTTAATATAATTGATGAGGTTCAAGCTTATATTTCTTCAGCACCTGATGCTAAAGATGTAGCTGCTTTTGCTGAATTACTTAAAGCATCTTCTGCTAGTATGGAATCACTTAATAAGATCTATATTTCACTTGAGAAGAACAAGACTACAAAGGATATTAAGCAGATGGACCTTGATTCGAGGGAAAAGATTAATACTCAGGATAATATAACACACCTTTTATCTCGTAAAGAGATCATGAAAGAGTTAATGAATAAAGCTGATAAGGCTGATACTACTATTACGGTGTAAGTCTTATATGACCATCATTATGTTCAATTGACCCGAAATATGCAGCTGCACCACCCCAACCTGAAGTTATAGGCCACCTATTAAGATCGTATACTTTAATATACTTATCTCGTCTTACTAAGTAGTTTATAATTTTAAGAGCAGCATCTGTATTAAAATAAGGATCAAGTAGCTGTGCATCGGTAAGCGGTTGACCATTGTTTAAATTATAAGCGAGACTTTTACCATCTAAATATGATAATTGGAATAACCCTTTCGAATTACCATGATCACCTGTTGCTGTATTTTTAAAACCTGACTCTTGTTCGCATAATCTCATAAAGAAAGCTGACCACTCAGTCACAGTACCGTTAGATATACCATAAGCATCACCATCTAGCGGTTTTGATGTAAACGCAGGGAATGATGGTATTCTTTGCTCAATATATGATTTAAGTTGCTGTTTATTAACTTCACCTGTATTACTTTTATTTAAATCAGCAATTGTACCAATAACAAACTCAATTGTACAAGTTGTTTTACTTGGACATGCATACTGTTCATATACACTTACTTTACCATTATCTGGATCATCGAGAATATAAGGACTACCAGTTGTTACAGGTTCTTTCCCAAATATCGCTTTAAAAGTAGGTATAGTAAAATAAACACCAGGTCCTGTGCTTTCATCTGGAGGGAGATCAAATACCTTTACAACAATAGCATTACCACCGTTATCAGGTTTAACTCTAGCATACACACGCTTATCAGAATCACCTGTATTACTTATATACTGCTCTAATTCTCCTTCACCATACGAAAATCCACCACTTGAAGTAAAGTAAGCTTTAAGTATAGCAGGATCTATAGCAATTCCAAGATTAAATTTATTATTTTCAAACTTAATTAAATCAACACTAGTAGTATAACCTTGCGCTTTTAATTGTTTATAAAATTCCCAACTTGAAGGTCCTGTCTTATATTGATCATTATCCCCCTTTTTATCCTTACGTTGCGCTTTTATTAACCCATGCTGTGTATCACTACTATTTGATTTATTACTGTAGAATGTTGTACCGGCTAAATGACCTCCATAAATCATTATATTATTTTTTGTAGATGATGGAGAACCATCTGTAACAAACGGTATAGGGTTAGTAATAGCTACATAATTATCTAAAGGTTGAATAAGTGTTGGATTTCTGTTACCGATACCTCCATAATCTAAATTATCTGCATTACTACCACCAGAATTTGATGGTGATTGCCCAAATAGTGTTCTTTGAAACATACCTGATGTAGGGTTAGAGCTATTAACAGTATCCGGTATCCCAGATCTAGATACATTTTCAAGATTCTGTTTAGGGTCGTAAGGATTATATCTATAATCGTGTTGATAATCTCTAAAGCAATCACCTAATTCCGCCGCTGTTTCAGCTAAAATGTCAGCAGCTATCTTATTTAAAGTTATATGTGAAGCGTAATCTGGCGTATATCTATAACCTGCTGTATTAAGCCTCATAGAAGACCCATCATGTGCAAGATTCTCGAGAGTTGTTTTATTAGCAGTATCTACCATTGATGTCTGCGTCTCAGACCACGCTTGTAGTGCTAGTGTTTTTAAATTAACTATACTCTTTTGAAATAGTTCAGGTATCTTATTAAAGAGTGTAGCATCAATACCACCTGTAAACATAGCAGTATTATCTTTCATGCTACCTACAGCAAAAACAGAGTTCTCGTTTGAAAAAATAGATCCTTGTGATAACTTACTAATAGAGCTTGAAGTTCTTCCAAACGGATTGCAGGGAGATGTTAAACAATCATTAGCATTTCTAATTGAGCGTGCTAGTGATGTATTTAAACCATTTAAATTTGCAAATGTATAATTAATGTATGATATTTGTTCTGCAAAAATAGGATATGTTTCCATTTTTTGCCTATAAAATTTCTTTGTAGGTATATCTATACTTGCACCACTTAATACAAAAGTAGTCACGAATGCATTAAGTGCATCTTTATTACCATTGATAGCCTGATTAAAATTTATAGCTAAATCAAAATCTAATGCGAGAGCAGGATCGTCTAAGTGCTCGCAATAGGGTGATTGATACTTAATAAACTCTCGAGAAATCGCATAACCAAAAAGTTTAGCGTGTAAATTATGTGAGTATATTACCATTGTAATTATTTATCGTGTAATCCTAAGAACTAATTAATTAATACAATTAAAATTGTGGATTTATACTAGGATTAAATTGATTAGTAAACGATTGATTTGCTGTTTCTAATACCGCTGGAGTAGGTGGTGGTATTGTAGGAGCACTAGTAGTTACACTAACACCCGGATTTACATTAGGATTAAATTGATTGTTAAATGAATTAAGTGCTGATTGTAATGCAGGTGTCGGTGTTGTTTCGGGTGTAGTTTTATATATACCAGCTGGTATATTAGATATATTAGCTCCAGGTCGAACAGCCGTACCCTTAGTATGAAGTTTAGCACATACTATTTCATTTGTATAAAAATCACCTTTAAATACATGTTTTACAGAAATAATAAACCAGTATCCATCCATACTATCATCTGTTGTTGCTTTATTAATGATACCCTCACCCTTATAATTTATTTTAATAAATTTACCTGACTGTCTATATGCCTTACCAGGAACACTAAATGTAAGATGCTTATTATCATATATGAAACTTTTCATCATAATATTAACAACAGCACTTTTTGTTAGTGTATCATTCGCATCATCTATATTTTTATGTACAATCCTTCTATTTGACTTACCAGCTTCATTATTTCTTGTTACCGTAGGTAAGTTCGCTGCGTTGCCAGCTAACATCTGTGTAGCAAAATCATACTTTACACCTTCATAAGTAACGGTTGGTGCAGCTGTACTTGTTATATCCTCACTACCAGAGCCGCTAACTATTGTATCAATCCACTTATTTTCTAAAACATCACCTTGATCAACGTGTATAAAGCTATAATTATCTATAAAGTTCGTATTTAGAGCAGCACTATTATTAGCAGAGCCTATTACAAACTCCTCCGTAACATATTCATGAAGATCCTCTGCTTTTTGATTATACTTTATATAAAACCCTTTAATATACTCTGCTAACGGTCTTAATACAAGTTTTCTCTGTAAAACCCCATTCTTTAATACTGTTACACCTGTTAGTAAACCAGGCCCTGCAATATCACCTGTATAAGTAACATATTGATATAATTTACAAATAATATCATATAGTGTTGTTTTTCCCTTCTTATACACCCCCGCTAAACTAATATTATTAGGAGCATCAGCTACAAATGCATCCTTTATCGTGATATTTGTAGTTATATCGTCTACAGATTCTTTATTAGAATGCTTAAGTAGTGTGTGAATTAATTTACCTGGGGTATCGTTTAACTTAGAGTCATTCGGTAACTGATATATACTTTCTGTTTTTAATTTTGCGACGAAGTATTCTTCAAAGGAAAAAGAAAGACCCTTATCGATAATATTAATTGAGTCTTCTACACCTTTTGTAAGAAAAGCTAAAAACGCTATTGAAGCATCAGCATTTGTTTTTGACTTAGAAAGGTTAGAATCCTTAATACTAATATACAAACAATTAATACCCGTTACATCTAACACATTTAATTGTTGTAAAATACCATAAAAATTATTAATGGTACAGCTACCACCATAACCAAAAAATGCTAAGCTATCTTCAATTATAAGATTATCTATTGAACCCTTTGTTAATGGTAAGTAAATTTCAGCTCCTGGTTTAGTATTTACTAGACCGAACTCAAATTCATAAATATCGCTATTAATGTTACTCTGCTTACTCATACATTAACTTGACTTAATACGCTATTAATAATACTATCTATATTATCAGGATAAAAATACTTATATGCTATACCAGGCTCTGCATAGAATATATTTTTTGGTTTATTTATTAAAAATAATAACCACCATAAGTTAGTAGTACCGTATAATTTATATGAAAATGTTGTCCAAGGTAATTTCCGATTCAAAGTAAAAGCACCTATTAGTGTTGGATCGATATCTGTTGGTATATTAACCTTGTTTAATATATTATAAAAATAATATACATCTGTAGCAGTTTTATTAGTAGTATAGACATTAAAAATATTTTCATATCTCGTATTATCTAATTTTTCTAATGTAGGTATATCGTTTTGTGGAAGTCCGTTCATTTTTAAAATCTTACAATTATATTATTTAAAATAAAGATAATACACCCGTATTTATCTTATTACCGAAATCCGGAGACGCCATCATATTACCTATATCCGCTAGTAAGCCTGTAAAGGTAATTGATACTACATACGCTTCAGGTATTGGTGCTGTAATAGTTGTACCTGCACGATCATTACTTGGAATAGCAACCGGTAAAATACGCTTTGTGCCTTGAAACTCTACAGACATATTACTTATATAACAGTAAGGCATAGATTTAATGCCTGGTATAGAGAGTGTATATATCTTTGGTGGTAATATTCTTGAAAATGAAGTTCTATATGGTTTATTCTGATACGCTAGCATCCATAACAGTTCATAATTTTGTTGATATGGTAATACTGAACTATCACCAGGGTTATACGTGTTAAGTAGTGGAAACTTAATAGTGATAGATTCACCTTCAGAAGGATATTGAAAATATCTAGGCTTTTCAATAAAGGTACCAGGTTGTAGTACATTAAGTGTTGCAGCTGCTTGATCTACAGATGTTTCAACCAATTCCATATATTTTTTCGAGATCAAGGGTCGTTCTTGACTTTGACTACCCCATGAATTAGTTACAGTCATTGTATCACTGCCGAAGTAAGGCAATATATATCTAAACCCTGTTTTCTTAGTCAGATATATACCTATATATGACTTTAAAGTACTCTTCGAATAACTTAGTAAGCTTTGATCATCAAAAGATGATACAAGTTTTTGAAGCTTTGATTGTAGAGCTTTCATTGTAGATTCAAAACTTGAACCAGTAGCTGTACTACCTAAACTTGAGCTTATTAGTGTAGTAATATACGTAATTATTTTATTACTACTTTCTTTATCTAAATTATTTGTTGATCCTCCTATACCATTTATAAACGATGTAACATAATATAAAGCGGAGGAAATAAGTGAATTCGTTTCCTGTGATCTCTCTGTAAGAAATACACAAGGAATTGATGGTAATACACCTTTTTTAGGAGATACTGTCCAAACAAAATCACCTCTAACATCTATTATACCTGTAGGACTCTTCGGATGTAATATAACATTACCGTTTGTATTATTTACAGTGCCAATATTAGCTAATGATGGTGCAGAAATTAACCCACCTATAACATCTATACCACCTATACTAAGAAGATTGGTTGTAAGAGTGTTAGATGTATAAGAGTATAAAGATGTAGGTGTAGACATATAGTTCTGTTAGGTGTTATGCTAATAAAGTCTGATTATTATAATCAGTTCTGTAGTTTTCAGGTGATGGGGTATTATATGAGTTAAAAGAGGCTCCAGAGCCACCACCTACTGGTTTTCTTACAAGTTGAACAAGTAATTCAATCATTGTATCTTGACGTTTAATCTGTTCAGATAATGCAGCTTTAGCAAACTTATTATATTCAGCAGTATTAGATACAAGTGTCTGCATATTATTATCACCGGTTGTGGTTAACGTGCCAGAGATTTCACTATTAACCTTCTTTTGTGTGCCTAATAGGTTCCACAATGCTTCGTTAATGTTATTAATATTTTTAATGGTCTTATCTACATCAAGATTGCCTAATATATTAAAATCTTTAACAGCTGCTAATTCTTTAAGAGCATTTGTTAGTTTTTCTATACCAGGTGCAGCTTTACCGAGTTCTATTATCTTATCAAACGGACTTTTTGCACCAAATAGTGAACCAATACCATCTATTATACTACTAAAAAGACTACCACTACTAAACACTGCTAATCCCGCTCCTATAGCAGCTAAAGCTGGTCCTACAGCTAGCAAGACACTTACTGGCATATCTTTAAGCTTTACTAAAGAATCTGCAATTTTATCAAGAGCTGGCGCTGCAAGATTAGCTGCATATGCGAATGGTATAAGGGCAATACCAAGTAATCCAAGTGCAATAGCACCCATACCTATTAATTCAGGAATTGGTCCAGCACCTGCGACACCACCAATAACACCTAACCCAACTATAGCAGCACCAGCTATCTTCAAAACTTTCCAATCCATTTTAGCAAACGGTTCTACAGCTTTTGATATACCCCATAATGCAGCATCCATAAGACCAAGCCCTAATGCGCCTAATGCAATATCTTTAAAGTTACTACCTATAAGTTTTCCTGCTACTCCTAATGCTGTTATAGCAACTCCTGCTTTTCCTAATGTCTCCCACCCTATACCTTCAAAAGGTTTAAGCCCCTTATCTACAAGAAATTCTAAAGCAACGGTAGTTGCACCTATACCAGCTGCTAGCTTAATCAAATTCCAACCTAATCCTTTAACCCCTTTATTAAGCATATAAATGGTTAATATTGTACCACCTACTACAACACCAATTTTAAGTATAGTCTTCCAGTCTAAATTTTTGAAGGTAGTCATAACACTATCTATTAGACCACCTACTACACCTTTTATTTTTTCTTTTAATTCTTTCGGTAGTAATGACCACCCAAAAACACCAAGAGCTGCAGCTCCGAGAGCGCCCAACATTGTTTTAACAAAGTCACCCTTGTTGTCTTTTATATTACTAACCGCACTAACAACTCTATCTTTCATAGAACCTAAGGCTCTTATTGGTGTAATTGTCGACACTCTTTTAGCTACCGTGTCTTGCGCATACTTTCCTATCTCAACAATTTTACCAAATTCTTCTCCAAAGATTTTAGCTATTTTTCTAAGTCTGGATTGTTCATCAGAAGTTAAATTTGATTTAACTCTATTTTCTTCGTTATTAATAACACTAGAAGAATTAGCAGATTTTGAGTCTACACCTTTTGGCTCTGTTCTCCCTCTTAGGAGTGCAGACATAGTTTCTAAAACACCTAATTTATCATTAGCCACATAGTTATTTATTCACCGGCTAAAAAGCCAGCGTCTATATTTAACTTAGTACCGTCGCTGAATGTAAAGAACTCTTGTTCATACTCCTTATATTTTGCAATAAAGTCAAGTAACATATTATTAAGTTTGAGAGGTAGGTTTTCAACAATATTTTTTCTATCGTAAATACCATGCTCACCAAAATTAATGATAGAATCCTCTATTTGTATTGTTTGTATAAATTTTATTAGTTCATATACTAATAAAATACTAATAGAACCACCAATTTTTTTATCGTCTGCAGCAAGCTTGGATATCTCAGAAATACTCTTTTCTGTAATTTTTGAATCTTCTATAAGTGTTGGTATCTTTACTTTAACCCTAATACCTTTATATTCAAACTCTTGCTCCTCTACATACTTAAACTTAAAAGGTGGTAGACTATCGAGAGAATAATCAATACTGTTAATAGTTACTTTATCACCGTTAATTTGACGTCTAATATCTAAAAGAATCTTACTTCTATCGTAATGTTTAAAAGCAATATCTTCAGTAGAATTTTCCTTAACGATATCATTAAAAATCTTAGTTGAGAGTATAGTACCTTCAACACCTTCGAGAATAGTCTTAATTACATCTCTTTGTTGTTTAACAGAAAATGATTTAAAGGGAATTTTCTTATTAATAGACGGTACATATACATCTACAAACTCGTTATCATTAAATTGTTTAAGTTCATCCAAAAAAGACTTAACATCACTCATAAATGTATTTACTCACGCTTCTTGCTTTGCAACTCCTTATTTTGATCATCAATATCCTTATTATATATGTTAATTAATACTCGTGTATCAAGAGGTGTAAGATCAAAAAACGTATCACCTGATATAGAAAGTCTATTTGAAAAAACATATAATAATTCGAAAAAGTTTTTTAACCCTGTTGAGAAAATCATCATAATAAAATTCATAAACTCATTTGAAATTATATTTGTATTAATACCTTCTATATTAAAAGCTTCATTATGCTCTATAATTACAAAATCCTGTAATTGTTTAGAAATCTGAGTTATATACTTATTAATATGTGGAAATAGTAAGTTTGGGATAGTAGCTAAAACTTTTTCTTTTTCTTGTTCTGTTAATTCAGCAAAATTGAGTACATTATCTTTAAATTTAATAGTTCTTATTATACTTGAATATATATCATCAATACTCTTAAAATACAGAGTATTCGGTAACCCTAAATCAACTGTAAAATCTTGTACGTTTATTGTTTGCTCAAAATCATTTTGAAAACAATCAATTTTTTCAAGTATTGTAGATATACCGTAATTTACCGTACCGTTGGTATTTGAAAATAATAAATCAGGATCTATAAAAAGCATTCGTATAGTTAATAGAATATAGAACTTATCTATAATATCTAAAAACTTAAGGTCACCCTTAAAAATAATGAAATTAAATAAATCATTTAATCCCTCAATATCTGCATTCTCGCAATACTTTAGTATAGTTAAATAATCCTTATTCTTTAACTCCTCTAACCGTATACGTTTACCGCTTGGTAATTGAATTTTAATTTTAAAGCCGTGGCTCATACTACAGGTATAGTATAGTAACGACTAAAAGCAAATCCAACTGTCTTACTAACTTCCGCAAAACTAATATCAGAATAATTTAATTCATCACCGCTAACTTGGTGAGGTATAGCATCCTCAAAAATAAGTGCTTTTCTATGCTGAAAGACTGGTAACCCACCTTGACCCGGTTTAGCGCGGGTATAGTAGTTAACCATTATATTACATTTTATATCTTCTTTACCATCTTCTATAAGACCCTTATATGATGCAGCTATAATCCAAGGTCTTATAAAATTGTCAATAATATCTAAATTAGTTTCGATAAATGTAATAGATAATCCGTTACTTGCACCGTAACCATTTCTGTCTCCACTAATATAACCTGGTAAAAATCCTCCAACATTATCAAGTGAAGAGTTACTTACATTATATGCATCATTAGGTAAAGCAACATTTTGTGCAAACATATAACCATAATAACTGTTTGGATCTGATTGATAATCAAACAACCCACTTACAACCGGCCATTTATTAGGTCCTTCATAACGTGCGAGTATGGAGGAGATATTAGCTCCTATATCGCTCATAGTATTAGCAGCAAACAAGCTAGCCGCTGCTGCACCCCGTGGAAAGAAAGATATCGTCCAAAGAAACTTAAGTGGAACATCATTAGCCCACTCGTTCTGTAGACTGATCCGTAATGGAATTGATCCAGTCACTTATGTTTAGTTTTTATTGAGCAACAGGAGGATTAGTATAGTAGTGGTAAGCAATTGTAGCTGTAACGTCTACAGTTTGACCAGTACCTGCAGCTATTGAATATGAGATATTCTCAATATTTCTTATAGAAGCTCCAACAAGCTTATACGAACTAATTGGCTTAAGATCCTTATCTAATTGCGCTAATGTAATATAGTGTGTTTGATCTGGTGTACCATATTGACCTGTAGAAGTACTATCGTCAAATAATGCTCTTGAAGCAGTTTCAAAGTAATTTCTAAGGCTACTAGCTGCATCAAGATAGAATACAATTTGATAACCTTCAGAACCTGGATATGTAACACCACCTGGAACATTAATGTTTAATCCCATATAAGGTACAGCAACATTACTAATATTTCTACCTGGAAGAGCAGCTGTCTTAGCATAGATTAATTGACCTTCTGTCATCGCAGGAACACCAGCAAGATTTAACTCAGTTACTCTAAAAAGGAAATCTCTAGAGAAATCTCTATCTGCTGCTGTTTTATAGAAGTTTTGGATATTTTGGTTTACGCCGGCCATATTAATATTTATGTAACCTGATATAGAAATACAAAAAAAAGCCGGTTGTTTCCAACCGGCTTAATTATTTTAACTACTTTTTATTAACCACCAATTAACTCTTGGAAGTTGGTATCGGTGCGAGTTGCGTAAAAATTTATTAAGATAAATTCAGCAGACTTAACAGGCTTTAAGTAAATATCTACTACTAATTCATTGTTATCGATAACATCACCAGTGTTGTTACGGCTATCACATACAATAAGGTAATCATAAAGACCATCTGATTGTTTAACTCTCTCAAAGAAAGGTGTAAGTGTATTAACGACACGAGTTCTTGTGAATAGTGTATTATTCTCAAATAAGAAGTATCTCATTACGTCTCTCGTAGCTTTTTCTAAGTATAAGAAGCTTCTACGAACGTTAATTCTATCGAAAGCACTTGGCTTTTTAAGAAGTGTCTTTTGACCGTATACAACAATACCTTGATCAGGTACACGTGTTACAGGATTAAAGTTAAACTTATAGAACTCATCACGCTGTCTTTGGTTAGGTGAAAGAGCAACATCAAGCGCATCATTAATTACACCGCGTGAATAACCAGCAGGCGCTGCCCATGGTCCTTGATCTGTATCTGTTGATGCCATTCTCGCTGCTGCAAATCCTGAAGAAGGTACATAAATGTATAAGCCACTATATGCATCATATACTTTCATATAATTTGCAAATACACCTGCATACGACGTATTAGTATTTTCAAATTGATGTCTAAGAGGCCAGTAAATGTGTTGTGAGAAGTTAAGACCAGGTATATTAATAACCTTTGTATCTTTACCTGTTACAAATATTTGACGAATAGGGTCAGCGATAAAGAATATATCACCTCTACCACCATCTTTTACTGGTCCGCAGAATGTATTAAATTGATTAAAGATTGTAGTGTAACTATCTCTTGCATTTGTAATAGTTAGATCATTTGATGTTCTAAGAGCTTCAATATCAGGAGCAGTCTTTGTATCATCAAAGTAAGTGAGACCAGTAGCACAAACTGTTGTCCATATAGTACCAAGACCACCTTCTGCTATAATATCGATATTAAAAAGCTGATCATTTCTAACACGCTCTAAAGCACGACTAATCTTATCTGGTATATTACCAACACTCTTTGAGCTAATCTTAACAGCACCGTAAGCACCAAGCGGGAATAACGCATCACCGTAGCCAATTCCTGTAGCTGCTTGGAACTGCGCATATGTAACGCCGAAAGGAGCGTATGCTGCTTGTGCAGTTGAGAGTGCTGATGCAGAAAGACCAGATACAAGTAAGGTAGCAGTATATGTATTATTAATTGCTGATAATGAATTAACTAATTGTGTTGAAATAACACGTACCTTCTTTGACGGTGTACCATCTGGATTGAGTTGTATACCATTGAAGTAATCGGAAATATATGGATTAACTAATAATTCAAGATTTCTCGAACCATTCTCAACATTTTCAAGGAAAAAGTTAACCGGCTTGCCACCGTTTTCACTATTAATTTGTCTAGCATAGCCAATTGAACCATTATAACCTTCTTCGATAATATAATCTAAAGTTGTTGAATCATTAGCAAATACTGATTGTCTTAATTTAAAGATACCAACATTAAGTGTATCGTCAAAGAATCTTGTACCAATATCATAATTAGTAATTTTTTCTTCCATCACTTGCGATACTGTATTAGTAGCAGGATTATTTCCATAAGCAGGTGTTGCTGTTAAGGAGAAAGCTAATCGGGATTTCGGAATACTATTATAAGCTGTAAGACCAGAAGTACCAGCAGACTGTGTAACAGTATAAGCAGTTTGAATACTATCATAATTAGAAGCAGGGTTAATATTTGTATTATCTGCTAAACCAACATAATAACCTTGATACTTACCGTCAATTGTTGTTTGTCCAGAATTGATTGCTATTACAGCAGCACCTGAAAGACTCTGTAGAGAGTTGAATGTTGTTAGTGCACTATTACTCCATTGCGAGAATAACGTACCGTTAACAAGGTTTGTGTAATCTGTTTGTGAGATATTAAACTGCGTTGGTTGTCCAAGCAAATATGTAGCACCTGATGCTCCTAAATAAGTAGTAGAAATATTAGTTGCAGATAATGTACCTGTACCGGAGAGTGGTGTGTTAGCACCAATACCTGATATAGCATTTGCAGCTACGATAGCTGGGTAAGCGAGAACAGATATAGAAGAACCAAATCCTTCACCTGTACCGTCACCATAAGGTAATCTGTTAATAAGTACATTAGCAGATGAATTAAGTGTTGCTTTTACAGTATGATAGCAATATCTTTCTGCTGGTGTCTTTGGATTTCCGTAAATAGATTCAAATTCTGAAATGCTTCCTACGCTTAAAACCTCATCTGTTGGACCTTGATCTGTATAACCTGTAATATAAACGGTTGTGCCGGCAGGTGTTGGTACTCTTAGAGATAAATCATTTTCCCTAATTTCAACACCTGGTGATTGGATTGTTCTTTTCGCCATATAAGTATTTATACTTTTTAAGTATAAATTTTCAGCTTAAAAGCGATGTATGCAGCTGAGAGTAAACAAAGGTAAAGGATGATTCGATTTCTCCATCTTCTCTATAGTTATAATTAATACCTCCTAAATCAGTAGGAAAAGCTTTAGTGTAAATAAATTTAATTTTTTCGTTATTATACTCATCAAGCCCGTATATTGTTAGGTCTGTTTGATAATCCTTAAATCTGTCATCTTGAACAAGACCTGAACTATCATATACACCTGTATATTCGTCGTGAAGTAAATTAATCCATTTATAAATCGTCCAATAATTATTATATTGGTTATCTATTGTAAAATTAACCGTTACCGGGGGGTAAGGATTTTTACTGTGTGTAGAATTATAAAGAGTACTACCAGAATATCTTATTTCTAACGCTGGTACAGTAATTGCAGGTACAACAGTTCCATATATAGAAAGCTGCATTGAATCTTGTATAACAGTAGCGTTATTACGTTCATCGTGCTTATTAATTTTCTTTAGTGCATTAGGCAACTGAAAGACAAGTCTAAACTTATCAACATGTGACTTATTAAGAACTGATTGTGTATATTGATTAGTGGCCATATGGTTTCCATCCTTCCGCTGCCATTGATTCCATTTCTGAGAGTTGTTCTGTATATCCCATACCGAAAACAATAGGCGTCATGTATGGATTATTTAATCCTACTACTTCAAAATCATTGTATATAGATGTAGCATTCTCAAATGTAGCTACACCGAAATCCATTGCTTCTATAACCATAGGTTTTCCATGATCATCTAGTTCAAGTATATCGAAGTATCTCTCTGTTATTTCTTTCTCTAATATAAAAAGCGCATATAAAAGAGACATAACTCTATCATCATTAAATCCTCCTTTAGCTTTCCATGTGCCATTAGGATATCTAACGAAATCTCGCATCTCTTTAAGTGTCTGAATATCTTGTAAAGTAACAGAGCGTGTTTCGTTAATAAAGTATCGCATATTCATAACACCTTTATATTTGGTGTTAGTATGAGCAATCATACCCATCTGTGGTCTACCACGAAGTGCTGCTTTAGCACCATACGATACAACCTTCTCGTAACCTACATCAAATGCAAGTCTATCAACAACTTGTGCACCGCAGTTATTACGTTCAATAAGAGCTAGAGGAGATCCCCAGTTTAAAAGTATTGTGTGTAGTTTATTTGAAAATTCTAGTGGTGGTATATTTCTATTATGATATACAGCAACCTGCTTAATATCTCTTGTATCTGTTATATCTAATATCTGTATAACAGAAGCATCTGCTCCTACTCCTTCAGATATATCAACACCAGCAACATATATTTTTGAAGGGTCCGGTTCTTCCCAGATCTTATAGTTACCATCATCTAATATAATCTTCGCTTCTGTACACTTTCTTGACATTTCTTCAAAAAGCTCTTCATCAATAGAAGATTCACCAGAGTTAATAAATTCACAGCAAAATTCTTGAAGCCAAGCCTCTGTAGAGCCAAGAGCTTGTCTAGTAATAGAAGCCCACTTTTCATCTCTACCTGGAACCTCGTCCCACATGATTCTATCATGACCCCACCCGTTTTCACCTTTTTCAGCACCATCATATATTTTATGAAACAGATTACCTGTACCATTAGCGGTAGAACATATAAACACTTTAGATTTTTTAGATGATGTAATAATAGGGAATACTGATTTCCAAAACTCCTCTACTAAATGAGACTCAATGAAGGCACACTCATCAATGATCAACAAATTTACCGATTGACCCCGAGCAGCTGTACCAGTTGTAGTTGTAATACCAATACGGCTACCATTATCTAGTGTCATCGATGTCTTACCATACTCCTTAACACCTGGCTTTAACCATATAGGTAATTCCTCAAATGCCATTCTAACACGTTGAAAGATTTCAATAGCAGTTGCTTCTTTGTTAGCTACTAGAAGAATACGCTGATCATCCATAAAGCATGCATACCATAACATATAAATTGTCATTAGTGTAGACTTACCGATTTGTCGAGATGCTAATAAAATAAAGAATCTATTATCTCTCATTTTTCGCATTACACGTTTTTGACATGGGTGTAATCCAATCTTTTCGCGACCCCTATCTAGATTAATAATATGGAAGTAATTTTCAGCAAAGTGTAATATGTTTTCTTTACACTTTTTTATCTCTTTTACCATCCATGGTTCATACGCTATTTGCGCATCTGCAGCTGGTAAGTTAGGGTTTCCAAGATAAAACTCTGTTTTATTAGCTTTTTTAGACATACTACTATAAATATATATATGTCAAGATCAAAAAACGACTTCGCATCCATCGGAAATTTATATGGTGGTATGTTAAATGGTATCAAGAGTCAGCTCGTAGCTGAAGGAAAAATTGGACCTGCTGTTAAAACAGCTAAAACTAACCCAACTATTAAACCTGGTGAAATCGGCGATGTCGCACTTGCTCCAGATAGAGGGCCTCGTACCACTGCTGGTTATTTACCAGCTAAGGTTGATAAAAAGACAATGTCTAAAAAAGACATTGATGATAACCTCTATAAAATCGATGATCTTTCATATGATGAGGATGAAGAGACAAAGAAAAAAACTAAAAAAACTGCTTTAAAGAAAGCTAATGTAGTTAAGGCTAAAAAAATGTCCGAAGAAGATGAAGAAGAACTTGTAAAAGAAAGTGGAAAAATCGCTAAGGAGAGACTAAATAACTTTATGAGAAGAAAATCGATTTTTGATAAACTTTACGAAAACGTTATGCAACCGGACGGCCGCCCTGAAGGCGGAGAGATGGATGATTCACAGGAACTTGATGCTCTCGGCATTGACGGTGAAGGTGACGAAATGGGTGGTGAGGATGAAGTAACCTTTACACTTGACCGTGCTACTGCTGAAAAGCTTCTTGATGTTATCGGTGCTGCTATGGGCCAAGGACACGAAGAAGGTGAAGCAGAAAATGAATACGGTGGTGAAGAAGATTCTGGCGAATTCGGCGGTGAAGAAGACGAAGAAGGCTTCTGGGACGAAGACGAAGAAGAACTTGCAGGTGCCAAGGAATTCACAAAGGAAGTTAACTTCGGTAAAAACAACAAGGTCAGTAATCTTAAGGTTCAAAACCAATATGTAACAGGTAGTTATACAGACAAGACGGGTGTAAGTGATGAATATGGTCACTCACTCATTAACGCTAAGCAAGTTGGTATGGGCAAAGATCCTAAAGTCAAATCAGTACTTAAAAGCGCTGGTGGTAAGAAAGTGTTTGAAGTCTAATTTTTAACTAAAAATTTAATAAAGCCCTGTAGTTTCTCACTACAGGGCTTTTTTTGTATAAATAATAATATGGTAACGTTTAGTGACTACTTACTCGAATACACCAAGAATAAAGAAAAATCTTTATTCTTCGGTATAGCAAAAATGAAACATGGCAACAACGGTAAGGACTGGAATAGAGCTCATGAGAGAAAACACATTAATACTGTTACTAAAGAGTACAACCATAAGCACCCTATTATAAACAGTATATGCCAAGGTAAAGCAGATAATGTACCTATTACAGGTGTAAATCTTAATAATATATTAAAGCTTTATAGTATGATATTTGAACCAGGTCTTAAGACTATAGGTAACTCAGATGTTGAAATAGAGATGTTTGAGGATGAAGAAGGCAGACAACACGGTAGATTGAGAAATAAGAAAAAGAAAACTTTACCGTATGGCTTGTAACCCTAATCAAATTAACTGTAATAGTAATAGTCCTGGAATGGATTGGTATAACGCTGCTGCAGAATCACCAGAGTGTAGTCAATTCTTTGATCCATCTAACTTTCAAGCTGAACAGGTAATATATGATGCTGCTTATCAGGATATGATCAATAGCTTTGGTATACCTATAGATTACTATATTAATACATTTAATTTATCAGCTGCAGATACACTTTATGGTGAGCAACCTACAGCTATATTTTACGGTCCCGTTTCTTTACAAATGTATGTAGAGCTTACTGAACCTGCAGTTAATCTTTCTAAATTTGGTTTTGCTTCTGATGATGAGATGACCGGATTTCTACATATACAAACGTTTATGGATGCAGTATCTGGAAAACGGTTCTATATACGTACATCAACAGGTAATATACTATCAATTAACGAATATTTCTCACAAAATAAAAGAGCGGTAGGTATAAATGATACACTAATGAGTCAGTTCACAACTAATGGTCAAGTACTTGAACCAAAGTCAGGTGATCTTATACAGTTATCACCTTTGGGTTGTGATAGACCAAATGGTCGTGGTGCTAAGATATTTGAAGTGACAGAAAGAGTAGATCAAGATGTTGCTTCTTTAAATCCTCTTATGGGACACTATGTTTATAGATTAAGAGCTAAACGTTACGAATATTCATTCGAACCTGGCGCTCCACAAGAACAACAGAATCAACAGGTATTTGAGAATGCGTTCTCTGGTAAAAAATCTTCTACTATAACAGGTCAAGTATCATCAGCTCCTAAATCGTATCCAGGCGATGTAGATACGGAGTCACAGACAAAAGTGTTTGATATGACTGCTAATGAGACAGATATATACGGTACGTATTATTAATTGTATAAATTACCATATACATCTAAATCTGCTTGTGTAATTAGATTTAATGGTATATATGTACCAGCTATTGTGTTTATAGCGGTTTGTATAGCATCTGAGTAATATGATATTGATGGACCACCATATGTATACCAAAATGTCATTAATAATACAGGCTTTTTATTTATAAAGCATATATTAGGATGTCCACTATCCCCAGCTCGTGCATTCTTAAATGATAATACAGCACCTTCATTTGAGGAAAATACAGTATTGTTATAAGTCCAAGTAGGATCTGCTGTCCAAAAAGATGTACTATACGAACCTGGGGTAATATCTTGATCTTGCGAGATCCTATAACCATGAATCCACGGCGGTATTTTTGTAGCTGAATTAGCACAAATTAATGAGTTAGGTAGTATATAAAACCCCGGGAAAGCTGAAACAGGAAGTGCAGGACTAAGTTCGTATAATGCTATATCACCACTATTAGCTATAAGTGTTTTACTTATAATATTTGTATTATATATTTTAGAGGGATTATTAAAATCTCTAAAATATACAGCCCGTGGTAGTGGTGTGCCGGGAGAACCTGGATCTAAGTGATTTGCTGTAATAGCAAATCTCGGATGTATTATATTTGTAGCGTAATCATTTCCTGCAAATCCGTTATAATTATTTAGCACCGATAAAGGCCACGTGTACATACTATTTGTATTCATACCAAAAGCAGTATTTAATGCTCCATAATAAGAGTTTTGAAATGTACCATCACTAAGTGGTATATAAAAAGAATAGGGTTGTCTTTTACCTGAAAGAGGATCTGTAACAGTTTTATATTGTTCCATTAAAAGCGTGTTAGACTTTGTGGGTATAATATCATATAGAGGAATTGAGGTAATATTATATGCAGATAAGAGTTTAAACACTATTTCTGCAGGAAAAGGATTATTAGTAAACTTCCAAGTTGTAGGGTGACATACTCCACTTGAATTTATATTCGAGGTTAAAACATTTACCTGTGTTGTACTTAATGCATTAATAAAATTAAAATTACTGACAGTAGAACCACTTAGATTTGTTAATATTGTTGATTTATTAAGATTAGTAAAATCTATATAAGAGGTGCTTAATGGTATATTTGATGAATTAAAATAATAATAGTCGCCAACTGTTTGGTTAGCAGAAATTGTAGGATATATATTAGTTGAGGAAAGAGATAAAGTTGTTATTTTAAGACCTGTTAGTGTATTAGATGTTAGAGTTAAATTAAATGTTGTTAATACTGATACATTCTGATTAAATGTAAAATTTAAACTAAGATAAGGGCATCTATTATAAGGATATCGCGCATTACTACTACTCGTGGGTATATTAAAAGTTGTATTAAATTGCTTGATAGGGTCACTTATGTTAAAATATATAACATTAGCTTGTGTTGAGTAATTTGTCCAGCTAGTATCTAGATTATATGTAATATAGCAATTTACGGATGTTAATAGAGGATTATTAGCAAATGTAATGCTTGGCCGAAAATAAGTAGTATCACGGGGAAAACCTTTAAGATAATACCCAACACCCCAAAACATGTAACTACTTAAAGATATATCTGTTAAAACATTATTACCTGTAACAGCAATATTATTTGTCCCTAAAAAAGGCATCAAAATAGTATAATTACTATTTTGTATAGAATCATAGTATGTACTAACTACAGGTACAATTGTGGTATCTGGAAAACTAAAATTAATAGTTTTAAATTGACTATCTCTAATTTTAATTATTTTAAGTGCATCCTTATAGTTGTAGAATCTTTCTACTACATTCCAATTACCAGATAACCCTCCACCCATATTAATATATGTGGAACAAGATTGACCTAGATCGATCGCCCAAAAATCCGATCGTAGATAGTTAAGTGTATACGTATTTGGTATAATAACGTTAGATAAATAAAAGGAAGTAGTTAAAAAATTATACATAATTATTAAAAGGGTGTACCGTACGTTCTGCCGTAATACCATGTATTAAAGGCTGTATCTACCGGTACGAATTCAAAAGCGCTTAATAGAGGTACTACAGATTCATTTACACCTATAATAGTACCAGTTCCACCAGCAAAGGTTATTTCCTGTAAAATTTGTTCTGCGTAGACTATCGATACTACAGGTCTATTAGGAGTATTACCTAGGTAGTTATCTTTACCAGAAGCTGCTATATAGACTGCAGTTCTACTAGCAAATGTCCTAGCGTCAGGACCATCCGCATCAATCGTAGCATTTCGTACACCGTATGATATCATTGAAGTAATCCTGTTAAGAGAAACACACTATCACCTACTCTACCAATAGATGCTACTGCACCAACACCTGCTGTTGTATATAAGGAGTTATACGAAACTAGTCTAGCATTATAACCTGAAGATAGATTAATTGTTATTGTACCTGTGCTTAGTTGTGCTACTGTTGTATTTGCACCAACTGTATTTAAAGCGCTATCAATCCATGCAGTTATATTCTGTGTACCACTATATATTAACATCTTTGCGTTATAGTCTACATGAGATATTATAAAACTATTGGAAGCGCTTATTGTGTTTAGATATGTACCATTTAAATTAACAAGAAAGCTAGAAAGCGTATTGACTGTTGCACGCTTTGTTTCTACTTCGTTATCCACTATAAGATAATCAGTTCCAAGTACTGTAGTAGCAGTATTAAGTTGTGATATTAATTGGTCATCCATACATATATTTATAATAACACACACGTAGTGGTGTAGCTTTAAGCTAATATCATTGATACTATTAAATAATATAGTAATGGCTTGTAATACTACTAGACAAAACTGCCCACCGAGTAGCGTATTTTCTGCTATGGCATCTCCCGGTTGTAGTCAGTTCGCAAACCCTGCTAATTTCCAAGCAGAGCAATTTGTTTATAGTGCGGCGTTTAGAGATTCTATAAACAATTTTGGTATACCTGTAGACTACTATATTAATACATATAATATTAATACAGCTGATAACTTATACGGTGAACAACCTACAGCTATATTTTATGGTCCTATATCATTAATGATGTATGTTGAATTATCTGAAAACTCTATTAATCTATCTAAATTTGGTTTTGCTTCAGATGATGAAATGACAGGCTTTTTACATATACAAACATTTACTAATGCAATATGCGGTAAAGAGTATTTTGTTCAAACATCAACTGGCGAACTACTTACTGTAGAAGAATATTCAGATACATTTAACTTAGTAGTATCAGATAAAACACTACTTCAACCTTATTTAAATAGTAATCAAGCAGTTGAACCTAAATCAGGTGATCTTATACAGTTATCACCTTTAGGCTGCGATAGACCAAATGGAAGAGGTGCTAAAATATTTGAAGTAACAGAGAGAATGGATCAAGATGTATCATCTATTAACCCCATGCTTGGTCATTATGTATATAGACTAAGAGCTAAACGATATGAATCTTCATTCGAACCAGGAGCTCCTAAAGAACCACAAAATCAACAAGTATTTGAAAATGCTTTTTCTGGTAAGGTATCTTCTACTATACCTGGAGAAGTGCCATCTAATCCTAAATCGTATCCAGGAGATATTAATACCGAGTCACAGACAAAAGTGTTTGATATGACTGCTAATGAAACAGATATATACGGAACGTATTATTAAAATAAAGGAGCTGGTGCTACCTGTTTAGCCGTTATATATGATCCACTGGTTATTGTAACAGGAATAATTCCGGGGGATACTGTACTATGAAATAATGTTATAACTGTAGGACTATAAACTGTTAATAACAATTTATAAGAAGTTGGACGATTAAACATATTATATAGCCCTTGACTAGGATTACCTACTATAAATGTAGATAGTGTATTATTTATATTTGACATATATACCCCTGTACCCGGAGTATTAACGGGTATACCCGAACTGTATGGTAAATACCCCATACCTAATGAAGTAACAGGGTTAGAAGCAGATAAAGTAAAATCTATAGTCCATATACCGGTGCTGGATAAGGTAGAAGTATTATTACCAGTTGTATAAGGATAAATTAATGCAGTTACAAAATAAACACCAGAAGATAATGTTAATGTTATACCTGATGGAACATAGGCAGAGGTAGCAAAAACAGTAGTAGAATCCGATGTTAATATACTGGTATATGTGTTACCATATCTCATATCCCCATAACCTCTATTAATTATATCACTACTTAAAGTAGTGATTTGGCTTGCAGCAATAAACTGATTATTAATAGTTAAATTACCTGTTAAGTTTATATTACTTAAAGTAGGAGATGCTGTAGAATCTGTATTGGATAAATCTGATAAAGCATGAAGAGGCATATATTTATTTTATATTTAAAGTGTTGGTCTTGCTATTATAAATGAACCTCTATGACAAATTAGTAAAGCAGGTGGTGATGTGGTAGAAGTAGGGGTAGCAGTAATAAAAATTCTTGTATTATTATTATAAATTTTTAAAGAATAATTAGCTATATAATATTTAGCACCAGTATCACCAGCAGAATAAGCAAATGTACCTTGCGATACGGCACTAAGAGATATTCGCATACTTTTTTGACTAGATTGTACAGTAGAATAAGCTTGTATTGTACCGAGTGTACTGGGTAAGGGTGATATAAAACTTCCCATAATATCTATAGTATCCGTAGCAGATAAACCATGTCCATAAGAAGGTGCTCCTCCAGATAAATTCTGAAAAAATATTTTTGATTCGACAGTATATGTACCTGCATTTAGAATCAAAGAAATACCCATCTCGGTATATGTAAGGGGTGTAGTATATAAATTACCCACAATACTATCAGCAGATAATATACTCATATATATATTACCATATCTTTTATCAGCAGTAGCTTTAGTAACTACACTACTACTTAAAGTTAATACTTGATTAGGAGCATATATTTGGTTATATACTGATAAATTATTAGTTATAGTCAACCCACTAATAGTAGGAGATGATGTAGAATCCACATTAGATAAATCTGATAAAGCATGAAGAGGCATATATTTATTTTATTTATTATTAACCAACTTGTGTGGCTATCATCCATGATCCCTTGTACATTGTTACAGGATTACCTACAGTTAATGTATTTTGAAAATACAAAATATAAAACCTACAAGGTGTATTTACAAATATAGTTGTTTGATGTAAGAACATTCTACCCCCATTTAATGCTGCTGTATCAGAAAATGTGTTACCATTAACTCCTGATATTGGAGTTAAAGAAGTTGTATTTATATTTATAATAGTTCCACCTAAAGCTGCCGTAGCCCATGTACTTCCTATAGGTGCTGTAGTAGGCTGTTTAATACCTGTTACAATAATATTAGCATCAGTAACACTAGTTGTACAATTAACATTAGTTGTAATAATACTCATTTTTAATCCAGTAGCTGTAGTAGAATTTAAATTATTACCGTAACATAGTGAATCTATTATGTATACTCCGGTAGAAAGGGCTAAGTATAAGGGACAAGCAGATAATATGTCAGCATACCCCATAGCATTATTATCAATAGGAGGTCCGTCAGCAGATAATATATTTACAAACATATTACCATACCTTTTATCTGCTGCATACTGAGTCATTACACTACTACTAAGTGTAGCTGTCTGGTTAGGAGCATATATTTGATTATATACAGATAAATTATTAGTTATAGTCAACCCACTAATAGTAGGAGATGATGTAGAATCCACATTAGATAAATCTGATAAAGCATGAAGAGGCATATATTATATTGAAGTTGTTGTTAAGGCTCCACTATTATTAACTGTTATTCTCCATCTTGAACCATTAGGAGATTTAATAATTAACCCACTAGCTATATTTATTGCTTCAAAATCTGTATTGGTATATATAGAACTTGTAGCACTTATATTACCAACTACAGTTTGATTGGTGGAAAAATTATTATTAACATTTTTATATACACCGTTAGTTACAGTATCAGCATTACCTGTAACACTACCTGTTAAGTTACCTGTAACACTACCTAAAATATTTGCTTGTAGTGTATCAATTTTAAATGTAGGTCCTGTAACATCAATTAAGTTAGTATCAGCTGGTTCCGCTGTAACGCCGCTAAATAAAACCCAGTTATTTGTTAAGGCTCTTCTAGCTAATCCTGTGTGTTGATATAATCCATTATTAAAATGACCTACAAATCCTAAGTCTAATGAATTACCAGTTGAACCTGTACCAAGATATATTAAAGGATCACTCACCGACATACTAGATGCAGCAACTTGTAAAGAAGAACCAGAGATATATAAACTTCCTAATACATTTAAATCACCCGGTGTAGTTATTGAACTAGGTAAACTTATCGTATAGTTATTACCTGTAGCAGATACACTTATCTGATTTGTTGTGCCGTTTATTTGTTTTACAAAGGTGCTTGAAGCAGTTTGATATGCAGTAGCTATATTATATGATGTATTCCAGTTAGCACTATTAGCTTGAACAGTTGTGTAAACATTAGAACTATTAGCACTATTAGCTTGAACAGTTGTGTAAGTATTTTGCCAATTATTTGATGTACCACCTACAGTTGATATAAGACCAACTACAGTAGCATTGTTCATATATGTAGTATTATCAGCAGTACTAGATAAACTAGAACCAATAGCAAAGGAATTATTATGGGTTACTAGATTATTTTGACCACCTAATATACCAGAATAATTACCACTTACTGTATTAAGACAACCACCTCCAACAGTAGAATAAGAACTTAAAGCACGATTATAAGCTCCACCGCCTATAAATGAATAACTACCACTAGCTGTATTACATTCCCCACCAACCACACTAGAATAATCACAAACTGTATTATCTCCTCCACTACCTATAAACGAATGACGACCTAAAGCAGAATTACTTTCTCCTCCAACTACTACAGGCATATAACAACCGCTAGCTGTGTTATTTCTACCACCACCTATAAATGAATAACATCCACTGGCTGTACTACTAAATCCTCCAACAATAGTGGAAAAATAACCATTAACTGTATTATGATCACCACCAGCTACATTAGAATAAGCACTTAAAGCTTTATTATTATTACCACCACCTACTGTAGAATATATACCGCTAGCTGTATTATTTAACCCTCCACCTATAGTAGAATAAGTGCCGCTAGATGTATTATGACCGTTAGTAGGTTGGATTGATGTTGTAGCATTTACTAGCGTATATGGCTTAGTTCCTATAGTAGAATATACAAAATCAGAAGTTGTAATACGCTTTGTTACAATGCTGTTATCTATTATAATATAATCAGAGCTGAGCGCTGCAGTAGCAATATCAAGTTGTGATATTTGTTTGTTAGCCATATGTATATATTTATAACAAAAACGCCTCTTTATAAAAATATAAAGAGGCGATATTAAATCGGTACTATGTAATCTTAGCTTATTTCGCTAAGCTATTAATATGAGCTGTAACAGCAGTTAAGATATCTGCATTTGACCATTCAAGTGGTTTGTCATAGTTGTCTCCAGATAATTCAGTAAGAACAACTCTACCAAGACCTTGAATAAATACAGCTACTTCTTTTTGTGAAGGAATATCAACAATTCTTTCAATAGATACTGTTGTTGGAAGTGTTGTAGTAACAGCAGGTGATGTAACAACTACAAGTTCTGTAGGGAGTGTAATGTCTAAGCTCATACTAGTATTTATAGTTAAGAGTTAATTATTCAACACTAAATAATATTCGAACCAAAATCCTTAATTTGTATGATAGAATTAAAAGGTTCTATTTTCTTTGTTAGACATTTACCACCCTGTCTATTGTTTTTACTCATTTGCTGTAATATCTTTGCATAGAAATTATCTATCTCCATACCAGAAGCATCACACATATAGATAATATCATCAAAAATCCTATGATTAACTCCATAAGCGTGTAGTTCTACTATCTGATTATTAAACAATTGCTCTTGTAATCCTCCAAAATATAACAAATCAAAATTTTGTATATTAAAATAATTACCATTTAATAATACATTAGGGTCTATTGTAAATTTAATATCATCTTCAAATATAAGGATATTCTTATAATTATTAACTTTAGCATCCTTGATAATGTTTAGGTGTGCTGCTCTACAACCAAGTTGACCTTTAATATACTTTTCTTCTCTGTGTATAAAGTTTCTATATAGAGAGATATCTGGTATAGTATCAACAACTATACCTGTAGCACGTTGATAATTAGTAATATTGTATTGTTTAAATTGATCTAGTATGTGTTGATTCCTATCAACATCCTTATCTAAATTAATATAATATACTTTATCAAATAAATTATTAACTAAATTATTCATTGTTTATAATTGAAGATATCACGATACCATTGAAAGTTAGTATCAATCCAATTACAAATATCTCGACCTAGTACCTGTTGAGGTTTATTATCCTTTAATTCTAATTTAGGTTTAATAACATGATCACCAAATACACCATAAACGCTATCATCTTCCTGTGTAGCTTGTTCAATACGATTTACATTATGATTAGAATAGAAGGGTAGTTCAAAATATTCGTAAATTTTCTTTAATACAATATTAGGAGTTAAACACAAATCTTCATACTTGACAAATAACATATTCTCATTTAATCCCTGTCTAAAGATCTCCTGTAGTCTCTCTATAGCTAATCCTAAAGGCTGAGTATTAACATAATGATCAACTCTCTTACCAGTAGATGTATTTTTAAGCTCAGCATGATTAACAATCCCACTATCCTTATCAGGTGAAGATCTAAACTTATTCTCCATAGAGCATATGATTTGTTTCATATCTCTAACCATGCATATTACCTTGGGTTGTTCGTTAAGAGCAAACTTCAATAAATCCTGATGAATTCCCCAACCTCTTGATTTCTCGAGTACAATAGGCTTATCAGTAACAGCATCATAAAATCCTCTTAATCCTGCATTACAGAAATTTTGGAATCCTTTTCTCATTAAATCACTATCCTGTGCTTTAAAGGTAGGGTCATTAGAGAAATTTGCTCTAGCTCCATATATAAGTTCGAGTGTACCTGATGTTGGTGTACAGTAAAAGTCAGGATTTTGAGCTAATATATTTTGAATTAGTGTTGATCCTGCTCTTGGTAGAGATGAGTTAAATAGTAGTTTTTTCATATAAGATTTTTTAAGATTGCATCAACATCGAATATCTCGTAAGGGGATGTATATGGACACTCGTGAACAGCTCCTGTAAAATTATAATCATACAAGTAAGAATCAACTGTACCTTCTCTAAATTCTACTACTGGCTTAATATTATTATGCATACTATAACCAAAGATTTCTGGTTGAGTAGCTACCCACACAACAGTAGAAGGGAGGTTCATAGCTGCAGCTGCGTGTTGTAAGGAAGAGTCAATTAATAGTCTAGCTTGTGATTGTTGTAAGGCACTAAATAATACTTTCTTTTGCATTACTTGATCTACACGTAGAGCGCTATTTAATACAGGATGTAAGTCATAACACACATGAACTACAAAATACTTTTCACTTAAGAGATCAACAATCCTCTGTGCAATAACAGGATGTATGTCTCTCATCCATGAATAAGGAGTCTCTTGATGACCTGTACCAGGTCCTCCGAACGGTTGAAATATAATAACTGGTTTATCAGTTGGATTTTGAAATAATTTACTACCTAATTCCTGCTCTCTAAAGTTAAAGTGCAGTGATGGTAGTTCGTTATTATACACAACACCAATCATATTACACCATGTATCTATAAGGTTCTTACTTTTTGTAATATGAGATGTTTGTTTATAAGGTTCTTGAGCAAAAACCTCTACATCTTTTTCAAAAATAAAATCTTTATAAAAATGAGGTGTATTATTGAGCTTATAAACTCTATCAATAAAAGGGTTGTTTAGATAAACTTCAGGCCAAGCGCAATTAACAATAACTCTTGTTAAAGGATTGTGTTTTTTATAGCACTCAACAACTGCAGTTGAAGCTATATGCTTTCCTATACCTCCCTCAATATGAAAAATTGCTGTGTCAGACATTAATAAAATTTAATGTCAACCAGTGATAAATCAATAGCTAATTAATTATACAATAGTTAATACACCACCATTACTCCATATAGAACCTGTACCTAAACCATCGCAACTTGTAGGTACATTAGTAAGAACAAGAGTTGGTGCATATGCTGTATTAGCTGAGATAGCAGTAATATTTGTTCCAGCTATAACAGACGAGCAAGTAGCTGTAGAGCAAGTGCAATTACTCTTACCCCCTAAAATACTAGAATAATCTCCACTAGCTGTATTAGAACGACCACCAGCTATATTAGAAAAATAACTACTAGCTGTATTACGAAAACCACCAGCTACATTAGAGTAACTACTAATTGCTGTATTACACCAACCACCAGCTACATTAGAGTAATTGTTACTAACTGTATTACATATACCACCAGCTATATTAGAATTATTAGCACTAACTGTATTACAACAACCACCACCTATACTAGAATACGTACCTAAAGCTGTATTACAACAACCACCTCCCACTACACTCCAATTCCTAGCTGTATTACACTGACCACCACCTATAGCTCCATATCTACCTGATGTTGTATTGCAACTACCACCTGCTATAGTACCGTAACCAACAGCACTACAAGTCTTATTATAAGCACCACCACCTATTGTAGCATATTGACCACAAACTACTGTGTTACTAAGACCTCCTACAATTATTGAGTAAGTTGTATTAGTAGTAGTAGTTGTATTGCAACAACCGTTACCTATAAAACTATAATTACAACTAGCTATATTATTACAACCACCAGCTATATTAGAAAAATAACCGCTAGCTGTATTACAAAAACCACCTAATACACTAGAAGCAAGACCACATGAAGCATTACAATACCCACCACCTATATTAGAGCAGTTACCACTAACTATATTAAACTGTCCACCAGCTACATTAGAATAACTACCATTTGCTGTATTACCACAACCACTACCTACACTAGAATATGCGCTTAGAGCTAAATTACTACAGCCACCAGCTATATTAGAAGTATTCCCACTAGCTGTATTAGAACGACCACCAGCTATATTTGAAGCATATCCACTAGCTGTATTAAAACGACCACCAGCTACATTAGAGTAATTGTTACTAGCTGTATTTTGTCTACCTCCTGCTATAGTAGAGGCAAAACAACAAGAGTTATTAAAAGCACCACCGCCTATAGTTCCAAAATAACCGTTAGTTATGCAGTTAGTACTACCTCCACCTACAAAACTATAATTCGCTCCAGCGCAATTATAACCACCACCACCAACAGTTGAACCCACAGCACCGCTAGCTATGTTACCGCAACCACCCCCTATAAAATTATAGATTCCATTACTAACTACATTTAAAGTTCCTCCTGCAATAACAGCTCCAACAGTACCATTACATATATTATTACTAATACCACTACCAATTATTGATTGTTGGCTACCGGTAATATTATTACAACAACCAGCTACTATAGCACTATTCCATGTATAAGCACAGTTTGTTATAATATTGCAATAACCACCAGCTATTGAATTGCAACCTGTTGTAGGTAATGCATTATTTGTACCTATTTGCAAATAATTTGCTGAAACTCCACCAGCAATACTTTGAGTAGTTGTAAAATAATTATTAGCAGTTTTAACAGCAAAATTATTACACACCGTATTAAAATTATTATTAGTTAAAAATATGCCTGAAAGATAAGGTGTGAGGGAAGCTAATGGCTCTTGCTTCGTTACGCCTACTTGAACAAAAGGTATTAATTCATTGCCTGTAAAAGCAGTACCTAATGGAAGACATGAAATTTTAACGGACATATTAATATTTATTGGATTAAGCTATTATTTATAATACAATACTCTTATGATCGTTTTCGATGAAAAATCGCATACTTATACTAATACTGAATCTAATAATCGTTATATTTCAGTTACAACTTTACTTGGAAAATATAAGAAGCCATTTGATTCGGACGGTCACTCAAAGCGTGTTGCAGAGCGAGAAGGCGTAACACAAGAATTTGTATTAGAGTCATGGAAAGCTACAACAAAGACAGCTACTGATAAGGGTACAAAGATTCACTCTTTAATGGAGCAATTTGTAAAAACCGGTGAAGTAGTAGATACATATAATTACCTTTATAAAAGCTATGATAGCTTAGTCTCACGAGTTATTGGTAACTATAAAAAGGTTCACTCAGAAAAATTGCTCTTTTTGCACGATTATGAAGTTGCAGGTACATCTGATCTTATATACGAACGTAAAGATGATTTTATTGTTGCTGATTTTAAGACAAATAAACAATATAGGTTTAATAGTGATTTTAACGATTACTTTAAAGCGCCGGTTGAGCACTTACAGACCTGCGAATTTAATACGTACTCTTTACAATTATCTTTATATGCATATATGTATGAACAAGAATCCGGTAAGAAGTGTAGTAAGCTCGTAACCTTCTACTTACAAGAAGATAAGTGGATTCCATACCATTCTAATTACCTTAAAGCGGATGTTTTAAATATTTTAAAAGATTATCAATTTAATCAGCAGAAAGTAACTACAAAAGACTAATTAACTTAAATCGATTAAATAATAACAATGAATAAAGGTACATTAATTCGCAAGATAAACGAGAAAATTGACAAAATCACTAACGCAATTTATGATCTTAGAGATTTACTTGATGATACAGAAAATGACGATCTTTCTCAGATGGGTAATGACTTAGCAGATGCTATGGTAGAATTTATTTCTAATAATGATACTGCTACGAGTAGTGATATATTAGCATACATAGAAGAATATTATGGCAAAAAGCAGTAAACACACAAGTTTTTTAAAATACTTTATTAGTAAGTATCTTAAGCCTGTCGATGACACTATTGAGTATGATCCTGAGCAAGTTGCTAAGGGTACTAAGGAAGAAATGGAGCACACCAAGTATCCGAAAATAGCGGAAGTTATTGCTAAGCAGCAAATTGCTGCTAATCCTAATATGTACAAAAATAAAGAAGAAATTAGTTGATTTAATTATATAGTGATAGTATAATTATTCTATATGAGTAATGTATTAATTATCGGTGCTGGTTATGTAGGTAATAATCTATATGAGTGGATGAATAAGGAAATACACAATCATAAATTATGGTTGGTAGCACGTAAAGCTTTAGATTATGCAGATCAATCCGATCTTAGAAAATTTATATTAAACAATGACATTCACTATATTGTTAATTGTAGCGGATTTACTGGTAGGCCTAATGTTGATGAGGGTGAACTAAAGAAGAAAGAGTGTTGGGATCTTAATGTAGTTATACCTCTTAATATTAGTAATACCTGTAAGCAATTAGGTATTAAATACATTCATATTTCATCGGGGTGTATCTATAGCGGATACGATAAGGTATGGACGGAGCTAGATGAACCTAATTTTGGTTTATTTGATCAATCGTCAACATACTCTAAGTCTAAGCACGCTTTTGAGACACTTAGTGATTACGGTTGTATAGTGCGTGTACGTATGCCTTTTTGTAATAACTACAATCCGCGAAGCTTCCTTACAAAAATTCATAAGTACGATCAATTAATTAATTTTAAAAACTCTAAAACATATATACCGGATTTGTGCAGGTTTATAGAGTATCTTATTAATAATAAAGTTGACCTTTCTGCAGTTAATACTATTAACTTTGTTAACCCTCAAGCTCTTGATACTATGCAAGTTACTGATTTAATGTCAGCAAATGGTTTGGATAATCCTAAATGGGCTTATGTTGATCCTAAACTGCTTAATATGTTAGCACCAAGATCTAATTGTGTCTTATCCATTAGTAAGCTAAAATCATTGTTTCCTGATTTTGATATACAAACAGAAAAGCAGGCTCTTGATAAAGCTCTTAGTAATATTAAAATAGACTAATATGACTAAAGGTATTATTTTAGCGGGAGGAAAAGGTACACGATTATACCCACTTACCCATTGCATTAGTAAACAGTTACTTCCTGTTTATCATAAACCAATGATCTACTATCCATTGCAGACTCTGAAGAGTATGGGTATAACAGAAGTTCTTATTATTACAGCTGATCCACAGCAATGTAGATTGTTTGAAGATCAACTTAAAGATGGCTCACAATATGGTCTCAATTTAACTTATAAGGTCCAAGATTCGCCACGCGGCTTACCTGATGCATTTATTGTAGGGGAAGCATTTATTGGTAGTGATGATGTAACTTTAATTCTTGGTGATAACGTATTTATTACACCAGAAGTAATTGAAGCTGAGCCTAATACAATCTTTACTTATAAAGTTAAACATCCAGAATCATACGGTGTTATCCAGTTAACAGAAGATGGTTATATCGACAAGCTTATTGAGAAACCAGTAGAGTTTGTTAGTAATGATGCGGTTGTAGGTTTATATGTATTTAAAAATGAAGTAGTTAATGTAGCAAAAACGTTAACACCTTCAGCCAGAGAAGAGCTTGAAATTGTTGATCTAATTAAAGCAATGAATTCTATAGAGAGAGTAAAGGTACAGCAGTTAGATGGATTTTGGTTTGACTGCGGTACACACGACGATTTACTTGAATGCTCAAATCTCGTACGAGCAATAGAACAAAGAACAAACACAATCGTTGGACTTTATGAATAAAATAACTTACCTTGTTACCGGATCATTTGGGTTTATTGGCTCTCATGTCATTATAGAACTATTAAAAAATCCTAATGCTATTATTATTAATATTGATAATTTGAGTATTGGGAGTGATCCAAAAAACGTACCTATTAGCGAAAGATTAATCAATTATTATATAAATATCTGCGATGAAAGCATCTTTGAAATCTTTGAATCTCATAGACCGGATTACATTATTCATCTTGCAGCGGAGTCGCATGTTGATCGATCGATTAGCAATCCTCTTAGTTTTGTCGAATCTAATGTAAACGGTACAGCTAATATTCTTGAGGGTATGAGACGATTCGTACCTAATGCAAGAATGGTGCATGTGTCTACAGATGAAGTATATGGTCATTTAGAAATAGATGATGAACCGTTTACAGAAGAAACACCAATTGATGCTCGTTCACCTTATTCTGCATCTAAAGCAGCATCTGATATGTTAGCTTTGTCTTACAGAAATACTTATAAACTAGATATTACTGTAACTCGATGCTGTAATAATTATGGTGAGCATCAACACGATGAAAAACTGATTCCTACTATAATTCGTTCTATTGTGAGTGGTAATAGAATACCTGTTTACGGAAAGGGTGATAATATTCGTGAGTGGGTATATGTTAAGGATCATGCTAAAGCGGTATTAGAAGTACTCCATCACTTCTCACGTCGACGGATCTACAATCTATATGGTATAGAACGCTACCGTAACTTAGATCTTATTAAAAAGATTATAGACGAGCTTGTTGAAATCTATCCAATTTATAAGCGTGACTCGTATGAGGATTATATTACTTTTGTAGAAGATAGAAAAGGTCACGATTTTAAATACGCAATGTCCTCTATACACGATGAGATTACTGCTTTACATCGACAGGAAAGCTTTACAACAGCGATTACTAAAACAATCAACTACTATGTGTCTAAATATGCTTGATGCTCGTTCTCTCCCCATCACCTGGAATAATTAAAGATACAAAATTAGACTACGACCTCATTTCCTTTATTTTAAGTCAGTTTATTACTGTAAAACGTAAAGTATATTTAAAAGTTGAAAAGTCTAAGACAACATATTCTTGCTGTTACCCCGATGAAAAACTTATTCAGATTGATCTCAAGCAGGGAACATCGTTAAAATATGTTATAGCGACACTCCTTCATGAAGTAAGGCATTATATCCAAATTAAGCATTTCAACAGTAAGATTCAATTTAAATACGCATCGTATAATGATTACTATAATTCTGCAGAAGAAAAGGATGCACGAAAATATGAAAAGCTTACAACAGAAGTCTGTAAAATTTACACTAACTACCAAATTATTAAGCGTAAATTTTTAGAATTAGATCTTGATACTTTTAAGGAACTTAACGATAATTTAGATAAGCAATGAATATAGTACGGTGTGTTGATAACTACGAGGGTGAAGGCACTCTTATCGATCTGGAGTACGAGTACGATAAAAAATCAAAAAAGTTTAAAGTAGTTGATTTAAGAATTCACGCTATTATAAATAACATTGTCGGTGAAGTAATGGGATCAGTCAGCGTTGTTGATAAGATCGTCATTGCAAAAGAAATAGTATACTGGCTAGAACAAGAAAAAACAGATAACGAAGAATAAAATGTATAACGGTAAAATTAGTGAGTTTCGTTTTGAACACGACTCAGATACAAATCGCATTATGGTGTATGAAGAAGGTAGGGGCGTTGAGCCTGTATCTCTCATTCATGTAAAACCAAATCTTACGGAAAAGGACTTCCATATAGAGATAATGGATTTTTATTCAAAATCAGGTAACTAAGCAATAATATGTTTTGCGGTTGTGGTAGTATTGTAGAATCAGCGCGTGCTGATCTAAATTTAAGAACGTGTCGTACATGTGCCTTTACAGGTCCTGATGTTCAACGACCGAAAGGTACAATGATCTATTCTCATAAAACTTCTGGTGAGATTGAGATTCATACGGCAGATAGTTGGCGTGAAAAAAAGAAGTACTATGTACCTAATGGTAATGGAAGGTCTTGTGTTAAGAACTTTAGTAAGAATATTGCAGTTTAGTTTTTTCTTTGAGATGAAGCTCTACACCTTACGCTGCAATAAGTTTTTTGTTTAAGAACACCCGGTTTACCGTATATTAAATTATCACACTGAGCGCATGGTTTGGATATTATTAAAGCAAATCTTGTTGGTGGTTTAGATTTACCCTTCCTAGAGTTATCTGTACATTCCTTTGAACAAAATTTTCTTTTTTCAATTATATTTGGTGTGTTAATCATTAACTCCTTACAACATTCACACCTTTTTTGTATACGTCTTTGTTGTGACTTACTAGAACAAGCAGTTGAGCAATAAGAACGTCCTTTAGACTGTGATGGTATAATCTCAAAATCTTGATAGCAGCCCTTACACTTTAAAATTGCTTTATTTTTTTGACTGTCAACTTTACACTGTATACTACAAAAAGATCTATTACTACATTCTAAAGATTTAAAAGTAATTCTACAATGTTTACAAGTTGTGTCTATACGTGGTACATATAATTTTCTTCTTAACCAGCCATACAATTTATTTCTTCTCCAGTACTTACTTACCTTTGTATCTTTTGACATTACATCACAAGCTCTAACTAAACGTAGATTGTTAGGGTATATCTTAACTAGTAACTGATGAGCTACATAATGTTCTTCTGGTGTAAGAGATACTAAATTTTCAGGTTCATCACTACCACCCATACATCGTGGTATAATATGATGTATTTCTTTATAACCTTCAATTATACCTCTTACCTGACCACGCTTCACCAGCTTTTCATATATTAATTTGTATTGCATTTCAAATATATTTATTCAAATAAACTTGATCTCAATATATATTACAATAAATAGCTTAAAGCCTAGTAGGTCTATATTACTCTGTATTGCATTTCAACTTACTAAGTAAAAACCTACTAGGCTTTTCTCTTGCAGTTAAGAAAAATTAAACTATAATATAAAAATGTCTATGTTCGATTCAATTAAAATAGAGTTACCGCTTCCAAGTCTTCCACAAGGGGTACTTGATCGTTGGATACTAAAAGGTGAGCCAATTACTTCAAGTGAAGTTGTCTTTCAAACAAAAGATACACCTAACCAAGGAATGTCTCTTTATAACATCGATGCATCCGGGCAGCTGTTTATTCAAAACGTTGAAGGTTATTGGGAAGAACCAGAACCTGTCGAAGAGGATGTTATTAACGATCCTGATAAATTAGTACCTTATCCAAGCTTCCTAACAGCTCTTGGTAACTATAAAGAAACGTCACGTTCTTGGGAAGAAGTAGACTTTACAGGATCAATTAATTTGTACGAATCGTACGAACATGCAGATAAACCTAAATATGGTGATGAACTTTATAATCATGAAGATGATCGTTTCCGATATATGTCAGGTTGGGTTGAATATCAGGTACAGTTAGTTAAGGGTAAGGTCCAGAGTGAAGTTATTCTTGTTAGTCATGAATTACCAATTCGTTATAATGATGAAGAGCTTGCAGCAAAAAAAGAAAGTTGGGCAATTCAACGTGCAAAGGATGTAGAAGTTTATAAAGAAAATCGTAGAAAGTATCCTTCTGCTGAACAGAAGCTTATTGATTCAATTTATAAAATATCAAAAGATGCTGAAGTACTTCAACAAATTGATGAGTATCGTGAAAAATTTGACATTTGGTATACAGATGAAAACTGAACTAACAATAGAACAGAAGACTAAAATTAGCCTCATTAAGGCTAGTATTGGTGATTTACAAGAACAGCAAGATATGCTCTTTGAGCAGCTATTATCTGATCTTAATATTGTTGAACCAGCTGATAATGACGCTATGTTCGATTACATATATAACGATTACATTAACCCCTCACACGATTTATGGCAACAGGAAACATCGCACGCAATAGTATAACAGGAAAATTCATTAAGACAGATCCACCTAACCAGGCTTATAGGGATGGTTGGGATAACATCTTTAAAAAGAAAAATAAACTTATTCTAGCTTCAGCTAGTTTTTGTGGTCCGTGTAAAATACTTAAATCACAAATCGATGGAGAAAATCTAACTGTTGAGATTAAGCAGATGGAAGATGAGATTGATTTCTTTAAGCTACACGCTATTAAGAGTGTACCTCGCTTGCTTGTATTTAAAGGAGAAGAGCTCATCGATACCGTACAAGGTGCTGATCAAATTTTGCAACGAATTAAAGACGAAAATTGAGGGAAGCTTAATAAGCTTTATAAATATGGAATACAATGAACGACACTGAATCAATAATACCAATGAGTGATCCAGATACAGAAACCACTAACGGGGAGGTAGATAGTAGTCATATGAGATTTCATAAAGAACATGAACATCTTAATACTACATTCGGTAACGCTTGGTTTGCTCTCAAAGCGGAAGCATTTGCACGTTTTTTCGGCACACCAATGTTTATTATAGGGCAGACAGTTTTTGTAACTATCTGGATTATTTTAAATACTATAGGTGTTTGTCATTTCGACCTTTACCCTTTCATTTTATTGAATTTAGCATTCAGTACACAAGCAGCCTATGCAGCACCTCTAATTCTTCTTGCTCAAACTCGTCAAGCTGATAGAGATAAAGCACACACAGAAGCAGACGCAAAGCATCGTGATGATGTTGCACTTGAAGCATCAAGACGTCAACAAGCTGCATCTATACAAACAGAAACTCTTCTCGAGCTTATTAAAAAGAATACAGAGTTGACCAAAAGTATTAAACAAATGAACAAGCGTATGACAGTTCTCACAGAGGAAGTTCATGCTGTTGTTACAGCGAAAAAATAGTATGAAAGTAAACTTACCTATTAAGGGTCGCCGTTACCATATTAGAGGTTACGAGTTTGTTGTTAATAAAATTCAGGTATACGAACAAAAAAAGGATTCGTATATAAGTGAAACATCGCTTGAAAATGCTGATCATACATGGGTAAGTGAGACAGGTAATACTTGGTACAATTGGGGTAATGGTTCTCTTTTTGAGGAAGTTAAAGAAGAGGGCTTGATAAATTAACGGAACTATCTTATAATGGAGTATGAGCGACACTCTTAAAGAACTCAAAATAACAATTCAACCTTACGAGTATGAGGATTGTGGATGCGGCTGTGGAGAAAATGGTGATACTATTTTTGTTAATGGTATTGATGTAGGAGATGTCATGCATGGTGATCGTGATATTGCAATCCATTTAATTTTAGAGCATCTCGGTTATGATGTAACAATCGAATATAATGATAAAGATGGAGAGGAATATTAAAATTATGAATATTGTACAATGGTTAAGAGGTTATAAAGCAGGTCGTAATAGTACATTACATGCAGATAGAGAACTACAAGAACAGTGGCAACTCCGCGTTCTTAATGGTTCAGAGACATATGAAAGCTTTTGGGTATGGTGGAAAGGTTATAAAACTTCTAATAAATTATGAACAACATTGACACAAAACAATTGACCGCAATCGAGATAAAACTTGATCATCTTACTACCAATCTTTTCCGATTGCAAAAATCGGTAGATGCAAACAACGTATATGAATCAGGCCATCTGTATCTGACTGATGTCATTGATGATAAGTACAAGTATTACTCAGGATTTTCTTATAATAAAGATCTGACCGCTCTTGCTAAACTAAATTATCTGACCGATATATTCTTTGACAAGAGGGACGATGCCGAATGCCAAAAGCTCGATCAGCAATACAATGATGCTCTATTAGATAACTGGGTAACAGACGAAGAGAATGAAGTCCTCAAGGAGGAGCGTGATTGGTATAAACTCGCACTAGAGAAGATTTGTAAACGTCAAGGTCTTCGTCCTGCACCATCACTAGAGGAATGTAAATACATTGCTTCTAATGCATTGGATTTGTATAATAAGGATACCGTAGAACCTGATCAATATAAAGAAGCACTTGAAGAGATTACTAAACGGCCTCGTAAAGCTGAGACATGTAAATTGATTGCAAAGAAAGCATTGGGATTATTGTCTGATGATAACTATCAACCTGAATTGTTGATTGAAGAAAATCTCAAACTCAAGATCGAGAATGAAAACCTCACTTCTACGTTGATTGAGAAAGCACTTACCGAAATTTACTCTTGGGATAAAAGTAATTACAATGCCTCTCATAAACTTAACGATCTTCAAGCACGATTTAATGTATGTGAAGGTCTGAAGCAACAGTATTATAATCAACTTTGTGAAAATGGATTAGCTGAATACGGAAACTAAATTATGAAACTAAAACTACTTACTCATCCTTATTTCTGGCGCGAATTAAAATGGAAGATTCATGACTATTTCTCTCCTAAGAGTAAATGGTTATTCAAAAAAATTGGTAACAGTTACTGCGATCATTGCGGACTTATTGATATTGTCTTGTTTGAAATTTTGATTAACTTTGTTGAAGCGGAAGATGGGTTAAAATCTATTTGGGATGATGAGCTATATGCAGATGATCTTAATAAAGGTTTTATTACTGATGACTATAAGCGAGAGCGTTCTGAAGTTAGGAATCAATTATATACAGCTTATTTGTATATTAAGCATGAACGTCCAGAACTTGAAAAAAAGCATGATGAATCCTATCCCAAGCCGCTAAAATTACATACAGAATGGTTCGTTCCATGCGAAGATGGTAGTGGTAACAGTAGAATGCTATCATGTGAAGAAAGATATGGCATGTCATTTGAAGAGGCATATGCAGAGACGACAGCACTTGATAAACAAATGCAAGATATGGATACTCTCACTATGGAGATTATAATTAAAAACCGTAAATATATGTGGACATGAAAATAGTATTATTGATCATTATAGCTATTACTTGTTGTTCGTGCTCTACTCACTATACTGGACCTAGTCCAGCTGATAGGATGAAGTATAATGCAGATATATACGATATGTAATAAATACACATATGAAGTACATTGTATTGCTATTTGCTATTATCTTGAGTTCGTGTGCTCCTAATCTTCCGCAGAATCCATTCCCATGGATGGAATCATGGGGACAGAATGATTGTCTTCCAACAGCAATTTGCTTCAAACAGGCACTTGGTACTGCTTGTGCGTGGAGTCATGTTATCTGTTATACCTATAAGGATGCCGCAAACAAAGGGCAACTCACTGGTCATGCTATTGTAGCGTATATGTACCCAACAGGTCAAAACCAACTATGGACATATGACTATATGGGTAGTTATCGTGTAAGAGCCTATCTCACTGACCCTATTGTCATTGCTCAGTTAGCTGAAATTGAGCGTGGACGTCCAATGAATACCGTAACTCAAGCTGAGTTTGTAGATAAGTGAAAAAGCTTTTATTACTGGTAGTAATCACATCAGCACTTAACTCTTGCGGTATAGTTGCTGGTCAGTATAGTACGTGGGAAAAACATAAATCATATTCTGTCAGTCATACCTTTGCATTTTAAAGGAACTACCTTATAATAAGGTATGGCTAGACCGGTTTATATTTTAGGAGATGTTCATGGTAAATTTGACGAGCTTATGCGGATCGTCAAGGATAGTGACATTAAGGATTGTTATATTATTTGCGTTGGTGATTTAGGTATTGGTTTTCATGATAATCGATTAAAAGAAATTAGAGCTGTTAATCTCTATAACCAATTCTTTAAAGCAAGAAATATTTATTTTATGTCCATTAGAGGTAATCATGATGATCCATCTTACTTCTTTAATAAAAGAGGTAAAATGGAACACTCTAATTTTGAACTACTAGACGACTACACAACTAGAACGATTAACGGTGAGAAGTATCTGTTTGTAGGTGGAGCAGTTTCTATTGATCGTAGAATTCGAACGTTCGGTAAATCTTATTGGGAAGATGAAACATTTAACTTAATACCAGAAAAGATTGCAGACTGTGATATTCTTATTACCCACAGTATTCCAAGTTGGAATGGTAATTTCTCAAAATCTAACATCAATAGTTGGTGTGAAAAGGATGCAACACTTTGGGATGAGTGTTTAAAAGAAAGAGAAGACCACGATAAGCTTATTATGTTATCTAAGCCTACAAAGCATTACGCGGGGCATATGCATACATCATTATCTACTACTCTAAATGGATGTACCTCAAGAATTGTTGATGAACTTGAGATTATTGAACACCGTTAAAATAACATTATGAATGCATCAACGAGAATTTATCAAAAAGAAGATGATCAACTCTTTAAACGTCGTGGTCGTAAATACATTCCAGTTAACGATCCTTATGCGCTAGATGGTTTACGCGACGGGTGGTGGCTTGTAAAGGTCGCTCCAGGGTTAACTTCTATTCGTCAAGCTGTTTACCCTCATAAAGCAGAAGTTACTGCAGCCGCTCGTGATAAAGAAGATCAACTGGTTGAGATTATTCGCGCAGCATCAGAAGCACGACCACCAACTAGACCTATATCAGTAGAAGCAGCAAAAGATTGGAAGAAGTTTATTAAGAAGCATGGAGATCAATTCTCGACGCTTGAGTATCCTTCTATTCAAGAAAATGCCGAGAAGATCATCGAAGCACTAATCAAATAATATGACAGACATAGCAATCGGTGTAATTTCAACAATGACGTTTTTTAGTATTATGATCATTTGTCTCACTATTTTAGTATATAAACAAAAAATATGAATAGTAAATTTTTTAGATGTGATTGTTATCAAGATGGTATTTTTGTGCAGCACGATGAGCACTGGGGTACTGAGTTTGCTTTTTATTCAAGTAATCCTAATAATCGATCATGGAGAAATCGCTTTCAGTTAGCATTAAGATGTCTAAAAGGTAAACCTTATTCAGATATGGTTATCCTTAACGATCAAGAGCTTGCAAATTTGGTTGATCATCTCTTAAAGATACAAAATAGAAATTATTAATTTTTTAGTTGATTCATAATAGGTAGTAGGTTATAATATCTGAACACAAAATGAAATACGGAACAGTACGCGACAAACAAGTAATTACGATTACTGTGGCAGGGTTTAAACTTAACAATGAGCTTAAACTATCCCTTAACTGGGATGCTGACTTAGATGATTGGAAACAAGCATTTAAGACAATCCTTATTCATCAAACGTTTGATGAGGATACCGTAAAAGAACTATTCGAAAATTATGAAGAAGAAATTCCTAACTACGATTATAACAATACTGATAGCCTTAACAACTTCACGTACTGCAGCAACACCGATCAAGTCTCATACAAAGGATCAATGGATAACTGCTCGGATAACATACTATACTCCTGCGAGCCCCGACGGTAAGCATGTTGCCTGGTCTAAAGTAAAAGCTGCTAAGGAAGGTACAACAATAGCGGCACACCCAAAGCTCGCGTTTGGTACAGCAATTGAGATACCAGAGTTAAGAGGAATAGTAGGAAATGGTATCTTTATTGTACAAGATAGAGGTACTGCTGTTACAAATAGAAAAGCATCACACGGTAAAACAGATGTTATCGATGTTTTCGTAAATTCTGAGAAAAAGCTACGATCTCTAACGAAAACGAAGCCAAAATACATGAAAGTCCACATTGTTTCGCATAAATAATGATAGTTATGGAACCCCACAAATCATTGGTAGGAGAATTTATGCGCGGCGGCTGGATCATACCTTTTGTAGGTGCAAGTGCCATGGTAGCCCGGTTATTATCAACTCACGATCATGGTTTTAACTGGTTTGAACAATTAAAGCGTATATTTACCGCATCAATCGCTTCAAGCGTAGTATGGGTAATTTTAGATTCTGGTGTTGTTATTGAACCATCATACATTACTCCGCAATCACAGCTTACCAAAGCAATAATTTACGGGGTTGTAGGTGTTATCTCACCAGAGATTATCAGCGGTCTACTTAAACTTGGTACAAAATTCCATAAAGATCCAGGTTCGTTCTTTAAATGGTGGTAAGTTACCTTTTAAATAAAGTCCTAACTTTAGAAAGTTTAGATTTTAGAGCATTCCAGTGAGATATCTTTGCTGGTGTATCTAAGTCAAAAGACTCAGCAACTATCTCTTCTTCTA